ATAGCAGCGCCACCGTCACCCCAAGTTCCATCGACTGCGGTCAAAGTATTTCCGGATGCAACAGTTCCGGACATTGATGTTCCACCAGATGTTGTTGGAGCCGTAGACCCTGCAACGAGAGTGAACGACTGGCTCACCGTGGCTGCTGCTACATACGAGTTATTGGCAGAACTATTCGTGGAGATGGTGCAAGTTCCTGTTTGACTAGCCAACACCGTCACTGTCGCAGTTGAAGTTCCACCGCTATCGGTCGATGAACCAACGGTGCACTTGCCTGTAGTGATCGATGTAAACGTAACCGATAACCCAGAAGTAGCAGTGGCCGAGACAGTAAATGTCTGGTTTGATGAAGAGGTAACTATGTCAGCAGGCTGAGCAAAAGTAATAGTGTTTGCACCGGCTACAGATATTGCTGAGTCAATATACATTGCCGCACCAAGGACTTGACCGCCAGTTGCATCATAGGAACCATTCACAAACCTGAATCTGTAATAACCATTAGATGGAACTACTCCGGTAGACGTAACCCAGCCCTGGTTTTGCCCACGTCCGTATGCAACCAAAGTTGAATTAGCACTAGAGCCATAGTCGTATGTGTTCCCACTTGCCGAAACCTTAACCAAGTATCCGTATGATTCGTAGTCATCACCGCCACCAGCAGCAGCCCAGTCAAAAGAAATTGATTGATTTGCTGTTGCGGGAAACGGCTCGGTCCATATTTCTGGTCCAAACGCCGAACCGTATGTTGAATGATTATTACAGGTATTGTTGTAATTAATCTGACCCGAAGAGAATAGGCGAATTACTCCACTACGTCCAGAATATGTTTGTCCTGTAGATGTGGTGTAAGACAGGCTCTGGTTGGGTGATTCTTGACCTTCGTATAACTGCGCCGTTTGCGTGTAGTTCTTATCGGTTACATAAGAATACGAACTGCCAGAGGTGGCATCGGTGCCAGTCATTGTGTATGGCCCAATCCCTTGCCTGCTTAGGGCCGTACATTGGGTTCGACTTGCCAATGAACCTAGGGTTACCTTTGCTGCCGCAGTTGACTCAAAAACAGGCGACAATGCTTGGGCTGGGGTAGCCATAGGCACAAACATTGATATTAAAAAAGCTGGAGCTAATATCCAAGCCCCTTTGCGAAAGCGTATGCGACTACCACGATCACTACTTTTAATTTTTTTCAAAGCAAAGCTAAGCTTGTTAATAATACTCAACTGATTACCCCTTCAGCTAGATATCATAAATAGTAAAGCTGGATTAGCTTAGGATAACTTTACATGAATGTTTAATTATGCTACTATTGTGTACTGCTCCAGCAATAAAAATGCAAAGGGAAAACACTATGTATGACGAGTCGTTTAGGAAAAATCCAAATATAGAACAACTGGCGCCAAAACTTTTTATCTATAGAAATTTTATAAAAGGTGATTTATTAAATAAGATAAACAATATTTTAGAAAAGCATATAGATGATCCAGTTGTCGAACACAATCTTGATTGGTATCATGATAGAATTACAGTATTAATTCCAGAAATGCACGAGGTCTGGGAACAGGCTAGTGAATTAATTTATCCAGAACTTTCTATGCACCCTCAACTTTCTTTAATAAAAGCAAGAGTTGGTGATTCAGGAATGTATCATCATGCAGATGCTCCCGGTAAACCGCATGAAGATTGTGGACCAATTTGTGGAACTTGTGAAATAGCCTCAAAATCTTTGATATCTCGAGATATGTGGAATACATGCTGTAGACTCCATTATGGTTTGATTGTATACTTTGGTGACTTTGAAGGTGGAGAAGTCTTTTATCCAAATCTTAATAAAAACGCAGAATATATAGGAAACTTTACTCCATTTAAAAATAATGAAGAGCTGTGCGTCAAGCCAAATAATGGAGACTTAATAATTCATGGTTCACATGGAGATTACTGCCATGGGACAAAAGAAATTACAAGTGGGATGCGCTTTGCATTTTCTAATTTTGTATTACCCTCACACGTTAATCCTGGTACATTTTATAACTACAAAACTCCAGAATATGAAAATCAAATAAAATATATAAAAGAAGACCCAAGCACAAGATGGGATAGTTGGTTTGATCGAGTAAATGGGTTTGTTTGGCAAGAGCCAGAAGCGGTCTTGGAAGATAAAAGAAATGGAATAACTGGGCTAAGATATAGAGATTTAGATTAAAGGCTTAAGTCAATGAACTTACACTGGATGCATATTCACGATCCGTCTGATCTAGATGGCCTGAGAAGTATTTCAGAAGTAGTAAATGCCTGTAACTATTATTCCATATTGTTGGTTTACCATTCTTTGGATAATGACAATTGGATAAGGTGTGCGAATATAATAAATAAAGAACATAAATTTAAATACCATATTGCAATGAGAACCTATTCTATTAGTCCAGAATATTTTGTTATGATGTATAAATCATTTAATGAAATACAAAAAAATAGAATAATGTTTAACATAGTGGCTGGGGATATCCAAGATTGTGAATCATCAGTAGATGATATTCTTTTGAGTCAAGAAAATCTTAATACTGTTGAAAGAAGAGTAGATTACACGCATCTGTGGATCAAGAAGGTCCTATCTATGCTTAATGAAGAAGATGTTCCTGAAATTGTAATGTCTGGAACATCAGAAAAAACTCTTGACTCAGCCGCATTGTTTGCTGACTATAATCTTTGTATGGTGGATACTTATCTGGATAATCCAGAAATATTTAAAAGGAATAAAAAAAGAATAGTTTCTGCTGCAATAGTGATAAGAGATACCTACGAAGAAGCAGAACGTATTGTAGATGAAATTGATCACAAGCATCAAAAGAGATGGACGATCTTTGGAACAGAGCAACAGGTTATAGAAAAAATAAAACATTTAGAAAGTATCGGCGCAACGGATCTAATGATACGAACTCATAGAAATGATAGCCAAATTAATCTAATACATGATCTAGTAAGAAAAAAAGATGGAGTTATTTAATAACATGAAAAAAATATATTTAATTGGAGATTGTCACTTATCTAGAGTTTCTGAACACTATCATGAAAGTAACGATAAGATTGATATGGTCTTCTGGGGTAAAGCGGCTAAAAAAATTTGGGGTTTAGATTTTAAAACGATGTACCAAGAAGGTGAACTGTCTTCAGGAAAAGAAGAGCAAATATTCCCTGAAGATGGCGTGATTTCTTTTTCAGATATAAAAGATGATGGTGTAATTTTTTCTTGGTTTGGATATGTAGATATAAGAACATTCTTATCGGGATATCGTAATGCAGATGTGTTGGCTTGCGAGTATATAAAACAGCTCACAAGCATATTTAAAAATTCTAAGATTGTGATAGTAGAACCACTTCCTCAGTTCACCGAGATGTTACTTAAGTATGAAGGCATTAGTCCTCACTATACACACGAACAAAGATTGTATCAAAACAATGATTTTTTAGAGTCCCTGCATATGTACGCAGGTGAGGCAGGAATAACTGATTTTATTTTTCAATCAGAAATACTTGAATGCCTTGGGGTAACCGAGTTAATTCCTAGCATGACTCACACTAAAGCTCCACATCCGGTAGATGGTCTCAAGGATGAATATAATAAAAAAATATTAGATCTTTTTATAAAAAAGGCATTAGAACTATAAATGATTAAGTTAACTAAAGATATTTTTTTATTTACAAATTTATTTGAAGATTTAGATAAAATATTTTTAAATTTAACAGAACTAGACTGGAAAATGTGGGGTCGAAATAACAATGATCCAAACTACAGAATTGGTGAAACAGGCACAATAGACAATAACGAGTATTTATCTACTCAGATAAAACGCGCCACTCAAAAATGCCTAGATGATTATATGCTAGAGTTGGGTATAGATAAAAATCTATATTATCATGACCAACATGGTCTATATATAAGAAAATGGGATTTTCCAATAGCCGGCATGAGTGCTCATAGGGATTACACTTATGATGATAAGGGAAATACAATGCCTGTTGAATATACTCTATGCGGTTACCTCAATGACGACCATGAGGGTGGATTAATAGAATTTCCGGAACACGATCTTTCGATTAAACCGCCGGCTGGATCCGCAATTGTTTTTAATTCAAATGAATTACATTTGGTAACAGACGTAAAAAACAAACACAGGTATATGTGGTCTTGCTTTGTCTACCATAAGTAAATACTTTAATTTGTTTATATAAACAAAAATCCCCCAACACATTGCTGTGCTGGGGGATCAGAGCATCTGACTTCGTGATACTAGTATATCATACTCTGAACAAATTTTGGGTAGGTTTGATCTATTTCATAATACTTTAATGGGAACCTATCGAATGGATCTATCCCATTATTCATTCGATATAGAATAGCTTCATCATTTTTATATTCAGTGATATTGTATTCAGTATGAGCAAATGATTCTATTTTGCTCTTAATCTTTTCTGTTTCGCCAAAGAAGGAAAAGTGCCAACCAGCATCGGGTATTGTGTGCCAGTCTCCGGCTCTTAACTCTTGACAAGAGTGAGTCTCTAAATCTTTAAATCTTGCAACAATTGGCCTAGCACCTTGGTTACAATGCTGAGGGACTTGCCAGTTATAATTCCAAAAATACTGCTTAACATCTAACCTAGCTGGCTTTTCGACTAGCTTTAATTGGCTAACTATATTTGAATTGACTATTTCATCTGCGTCAGAAATGATTATAATATCTTCCGGTTCGGCTAAGCTAAGTCCTGAGATTATTGCATTGCGCTGATAGTATTCTTTTAGCCAACTGGTGTTTGCATCTTTGGGAAAGTCTATTCTAACTCTAATAATTTTTTCTTTCCATTTGTCTATCCAACTTGGAATATCATCAAAGTAAAATGGTTTAGAACTTCCTGTAAACGTCTCTGATGCTTCTACAATTACAAAGTAGTCAACTAGATCGCCAAGTTCCTCTAGCCTTATGCGAAGAATATCAGCTTCATTAAAGTAAGTAAAGCAATCAAATATTTTCATATACCCTAACATCTTCCCCCTTGAAAAGGGAATATCTTTTTACTTCTTTTTCTAAATCAGGTCTCACTAAAAGAAAATCAGATAATTTTTCCGCCCAACCATCATGATTGACTATAAAAACAATACCCCCAGGAAGCATTGCGCGCTTTATTTGCTCTGCTATTTGTGCAAGTAAATTCTTATCATAGATGGGATTATAATTAATTGATATAAACAAATCTGCGCTTGCTCCAAAGTAAGTATCAGCTTTACCGAAATCCCAATAGTATTCCTCTTCTGTTAAATAATGCTCAGAATGCATTCTGAATGCGCCTATACCGTGTAATGGAGTATGCATTTCGTTAAAAAGAAATTTTGTTCTATCATAGAGAATTGTAAATTTCCTTTTAGGAAAGACATCTCTAATTATATGACAGATGAAATTGTTGTTTAATTTTTGAGATGAATCTTGTTCCATTATATTTTACGACCTATCCACCATAGCTGCATTGGGCATAGGCCGTCATTCTCTTTATAGTGCGGTTGTTGCATTGCTTCAGTTACGGTATATGTTCTTCCGCCTTTTAGTATCTCTTTATTATTAGTTAGTTCATAGGCGACTCTGTCTGCACTACCCCATGTGTCGAATAATAACGTTTGCCATTTATCATTAGGGAAAAGAACCTTATAGCCATCCGGCATAATTCTCCAGCAATCTAATGGGCTAGGGTGAATTGGATACAAACCGGGGGTAGCTACTACTGCTAGTCCACCTGGTTTTAAAGCTCTATAGAATGCTTCAGCAGCGTACCATGGATGTTGTACATGTTCCAATACTTGGTCGGCAACAATCATGTCCAATGAGTTAGTTGGTATGCGGTTTAAATTTTCAGCGTCATATTCTGGGTATGTTCCCAGTATATGATTTAAATTATTCTTTCCAAGAATATCTTTTAAGATCCATCTCATGTACGTTTGCCATCCACCATCAGGATCACCAAACCACATTGACCCAAAGTCTAATACATCATAAATTCTGTCTTGCCATTTCAATTCCGACAAGGTAGAATGAACAGATTCATATAAGAAATGTCTTAAATGATCTTCTTCACTCCAACTTTTTACCATGGATTATCTGCTCCTGATTGTATTCTTTTATATACCTGTTGTGACTTAATGTGATTAGCAACTTCTATAACCGTTTCTCTACCAACAAGAGTGTGCTCATTGAGTACGTTCACTGCGTTGTAAAAATAAAGTATATCATGAATATACTTTGCATGATCTGGGCCAGACATTTCTATCATTGGAAACATTAGGGCATGATCCATTGCTAGCTGATAGAAATCGCCATTACGTTTTAAATCTTCTAATCTTATTTTAGAAAATAACCATTTTTTGTATGTTCTCAAGTGTGAGCATTGAAAAAAGTACGTTCTCTCATGCCTGTCAAAAGGCATTTGCGAACAAATGCCGCGTGGATCTGCGCTTGGATCTGGATTTCTTGACTCTAGATCGTAAGCGAACGACCCATACGTCATCCATACATCCGCACTGTCATAAACATTAGTTAAAATGTTAAGAACATCTGAGTTTGCGAGTTGATCGTCACCGTCTAAATTGACAATAATTTCATCGTCTTGACAATATGAAGCCATTTGATAGTGATTAGCTAAAACACCAATCCTATTTCTATTTTTTTTACACACTCTAACTAGATGTTTTTTAGGATGATCATATATTGTGTCATACAATATATTCCAAGTATTATCCTCAGAACAATCATCAATAATAATTACTTGATAATTATCATGATTTTGACTTAATGCAGAGAGAATAGATCTTTCAATATATTTTTCTGCATTATAGGTTGGAATCGTAATAACAAACTTTGACACATTAAACCTTTAAGGGATTGTTTTTCCAAACATATCCAGTATACATTTCTCCAGTTAAGTCAAACCATTCTTTTATTATAGACTCTCTATCTCTTTCATAGGCACCTGGATTATGTTGATGCTCCCAATGCATATAGTCATTTCTTAAAGTTCTATGGATCAAGTATCTTCCCCCAGATATTTCTATTATCTGTCTTGCTGAAAAGGCATCTAACTGATCCCAATATGTGGTAGCCTCTGTACCGATTAATTCCGGTGCTGGATTAATATTGATACCATTTTGCAGTGCCCATCTACGCATAAACTCTTCATCTGGCGGCCAATGTTGCATCAGATAGATTGGATCGGTCCCATAATTCCAATTTAATCCTTTAAAATAAGAAGTCCATTTATCTCTAAATTGAACACAGCCAATACGTTCTCTGCCAATAGACATAGGACTTCTTAAGCCACCTGGGTCATTATGATGTGCATGAAAATTACTAATACCAGCAACGTGATACCCGGCCATTCTTACCCTAAGACCCATGTCGCATTCATTCTGATGATATAATTGTGGATCGTATCCACCTATGGAGTCATAGAGTTCTCTTCTTAGAGCATAACACATGCCTAGGCCCCATTTTAATTCTCTGTATCCATCATTCTGGATTGATTCGTTATATACACCAGGTACAACCATACCTACATTTGGTTTGTTAAAATACGATCTAATAATTTGGTTCCAACCAAGCTCGGTAATAAGACAATCGTCATCAAGATGGATAAGACAATCGTAGTTACTCGCTTCGAAACCTTGGTTAGTTCCTACAGATAATCCAGCATTCTTTTTGTTTCTAATTATATTAGCAAATGATTCTATACTATTAAGATAACTTATAGTAGCTGCGTCAGTGGATCCATTGTCTACTATAATTATTTCATAAGGTTCCACTGCATAGGTCTTAATCGCCTCAATTGTTTGACGAAGAATTTCTGGCCTGTTCATAGACAGAACAGAAATGCTAGTACCGATCATAAATATTCTTTCAAAATAATTTTCAGCTGCTCTTCTGTTATTACGGGAGCATCTTGGGACGAATATCCGTTAGGATAATTTTCATTTGGCTTTGGTGAAGTTAATGGATCAAAAACAAACATTCCTGAATCTTCGTATGTTTTCATCATCTCTTCGGAAGTCATAAGCATTTCGTCATGCTTCTCTCCAAGGCGTTCGCCAATGATTTCAGTTTTGCATTCCCCCTTCATGATTTCAGCTAACTTACCTACCGTTACACCGCGCATTGCCTTAGAGATAACAAGACCTGGTTTTGAATTTAAACAGTATACAATTAAATCTACAGCTTCTTCAATTGTGAAGAAGAATCTAGTCATATCAGGGTTTGTAATTGGAATAGTTAATCCAGCATCACGTCTTTCTTGCCAGAAAAGAACTACTGACCCCCTAGTGCCGATAACATTACCGTATCTAGCAATATTAAAAACAGTATTACCCTTGCTACCTTGACGTTGATTGGCCTCAAGTATAGTTCTTTCTAGGATCGCTTTAGTAAAGCCATATGTATTGATCGGCATGCAGGCTTTATCGCTAGAAATACCAACACAATTTTCAACAGTTTTTTCATCTAAAACCGCATTGATTACATTTAGTGTTCCGATAACGTTGGTTGTAACATATTCCGCGGGTTGTATTTCGCCTATGTTAACATACTTTAGAGATGCGCCGTGAATAACAATATCTATATCACGAACTGCGTCTCTTACAGAGTGATAGTCACGTATGTCGCCAACAATGTATCTACAATTCGGATATATTTTTTTCATATCATATTGTTTTTTTTCGTCACGACTAAAAATAGTTAAAGAAGCGCCAGCTTTAATAAACCTTTCGGTTAAAGCTTGACCCAAGCTACCTGTGCCACCGGTTATTAATATTCTTTTATTTTTCATTTTTTTACTTTCTTTCTAATGTCTGACACCTAGTGTTGATTTGCATTCAAAAAGTATAGCATACGTCATCCAAACTTAGTAGTGATTACGTTACCTTCTACTTGATTATCTGGTGGCATTTGTTTTCTGACTAACATTCTTTGCACCCATCTGTCGGTACCATCGTATCTTGCCTGAAATGGTTTACGACCGTGGATAACAGTAGAGTTGTCTATGACTAATAGATCTGCAGTTCTTAAAACAATTTCTCTAGTACATTTTTGAATAGCGTAATTAAGTTCAGTCAAGGCCAGAACAGCATACTCATTTATCCCGCGCATGAAAAAGTTATCATATGTTATCGTCATCTTGTCGTCGACTTCAGAAAGGATCGGCATGATGAATTCTTTTTGTGGCTCACCTTTAGTTCTAAAACTATCATCAACTGCAGTTCTATACCAAGGTTGCTTTAATGATTTTACAACTTCGCTAGAAAGTGATTCAATAATTTCATTAACATTAGCGTAAGTAGTTGCGGCTTTATCATCGCCCCTTAGGCAAAGGAGCAATACATAATCTGGCTTATAGGGATGAAAAGCGCTCTCTGTATGAAGTGCTAATTCCACTTTAGAAGAAGTAGATATTTGCTGTGCTTCTGTTTTATGGACAGGAAGGATATTTTGAACGAGCTGCCCGTTTTGTTCTTGAGCATAAGCAATGGGGTAGCCCAGTTGATGTGCGTAGTGTAATAAAGTTCTTGAAGATTCCTTTGAGGAATATTCCTTAATCGAAGAAGAAAAAGGAATAGCCGGGGTCTTGGGAACAGATCCAATTCCAACACCACCATGTAAAAATATTCCTTTATCCCTGAGCATTACCCAGCACCTTGTGCAGAAGGAAGTAAAGTCTTACTAAATCTTTTTGAGAAATACTAAAAACAAAATCTTTATTCTCTCTAGTATTTACAGTAAAGGAATGTGCCTGGATAAGTTCGCCATCAGTATTAATCATTTCCATAATTTGAGAAACATTAATCTGTTTTATCATTGGCATATAGCCGCTGTAGCTTTGCTCTTCAGTCATGCTATAAATTATAGCATACTGTGGTGCTACTTTTTCTTTTTAAAAGTACTAACGTTCTTAGGAGCTTGACCCTTGATTCCTTTTTCTGGAGTTCCAGATGTTCTTTTTCTTTGAACTGCACTTTTTTTCTGAGCGCTAGACATAGCCTTGGCTTTTGCTACGGGTACACACTTTGCGTAACCTGAACCACCAGCCCCAGATGTACCACAGGGTTGGTATTTGCCCTTTTTTTTAGGAGCCCCAATGTTAACCCATTTTTGATCAAACCATTTGGTTAATCCAACCCCTTTAGGACCAGGCATTATTTTTTCTTTGCTTTTGTAAGCTTGTTAGTTTTTTTTACTGGAGTACAGTTAGGAACTAATTTGCCACCTTTTAGTTTCATACCTTTTGCAGTATATCCAGTCCAGCAAGCCATTATTTACTCTTCTTTGCCTTCTTAGTTGAAACAGTTTTCCAAGTTCCACCCATAGCTTTATACTTTTTAGCAGCCCAAGCATTCGCATATGCAGATGGGTAAACATCAAACTTAGATTTAGCTTGAGACTTAGCCGAAGACCATAGCGCTGGTTTTGTTGGTTTATTTTCTTTCGCCATTATTTTACCAATCTAAGAATAAGATATATTTCAACTGCATGAAGCGCAAAATAAACAAAGTTTAAACCCCAACCCTTAAAAGAATTTTTATTAATATGCCAGTGCATGTCGTGCGGATTAATATTTTGAAGATGACCTACGTGATTACCGCGGTCCATACTACATGGTGTATAAACTTGGTTCTGATTTTCTTTATTGTCGTAGCTATTATTATTTGTGGAACATTCTTCACCATTTTCAACATGATGATTTCTATTGGCGCAATGCATGATTATTTTCCTTTACTGATTTTTCTAAGAGTTTTGGCAAGTGATGCTTGCTTGCGAGTAAGTGGACTGTACTTACCTGGGTTCTTTGATACAGCAGCTGCCATACCCGCTACAGACTTACCAGCCTTCTTAGCCTTAGCTGTAAAAGCTCCTGGTCTTTTAATCGCTCCAGCAATCCAATTCTTATCTGATTTCTTACTTGCCATCTTTAGCTTTTTCTCCTGTTTTAAATCTTATATCATCTATATCAAATTCACCTACTGCGTGATCCCTAATGTGGGTATCAAGCTTACCCTCTATCCTGTCAACAGAATTATTTGTTTTGTCGATTGAACGGCCAAGACTTTTCCCTAGTTGCTGGATCATTGATACAACAGTTGCATGGTCTGCTCTGTTCAGCGCCCATTCAGACTTTGCTTCTTGGCCGCGCTTTTTTCCAGCCTTATAAACAAATTGTAGATATGCTACTGCAACAAGACTGCATGCCGTAATTATCGCTACAATAATATTTTGCCAGTTAGTCATGTCAGCTGCTGGTGTGATGAGTGTTTCAGATGCAAATATCATTTAAGACCGAGAATTTCCCTAACTTTTGGACCAGCAACAGAATCTGCAGGAAGTTTGTTAGCAATTTTCAAAGCCTTTATAGCTGCATCTGTCGCAGCATCTTTTACACCGTTGATTTCACCCTTGTAGAATCCCTTGGCCTTTAGAGCCTCCTGTAGGGCTTTGTGGTCGTGGATAGGAGGTGTTGTGTTTAGGTTGACAATTGGTGCTACTCCACCCGTAAATGCCGCAACTGCAGCTGGGACATTATCACCTGATACATAACGCAAATGCCATGGCTCTTCTGGAACTACTTCCCAGGAAAAACCAAAATCTTTAACGTTAGCTATCAACCAATTAAGACGCTTAGGATTACCAGCATCACTAACATCAACTGCAATTCCGTAAGTTGTGTTGACTGGAGCCCGGGGCAGCCAAAGGAGCATTGCCCTTCTTTAGATACCATTTCTTACCTTCATAGGTTCTTGTGCTTGAGCCGGCAATTTCTGCCAACTGATAACGCTGCATAAAGCCAGCGTGCTGTTGCTCTAGCGTTCTATAGGTATCTCCGTGAAGAAGTCGGCTTTAACTCGACGCCTTCAGCCTTAGCCTTGGCAACCATAGCCATCCACGCATTGGCAGCAAGTCTGTGTAGTTTTCCTCCACCTGGTACTGAAACTAAGAGGTTGGCGGGTAATTTTCCCGGTGTTACTCCCTTTAAGTCTGCGGGTAACTTGACTGGAACGATATAGTTCCATGCAACTTTGCTCATGATAATCTCCTATAACGTGGGTAAAATATATAGTAACATGTATAAAAAAATCCCCACCTAAAAAATAGATGGGGATTTTTTAAAGACTACTTTTTATATCTTGACTTTGAAGAAGCTTCCTTGCCTTTTGGCATTACTTTCTTCATCGGAACAATAGTCTGCATCATTGGCTTACCAGCTAACGATGCGGTCTGCATTGCGCCAGACTTCTTTTTCTTTTTCATAGCCATTATATTATTTCTTCTTCTTCTTAGCTATAGCTGCCTGGATAAATGGTGGAAGCTTCTTCTGTGCAGCGGTCATACCAGCTTTTGCTGCTGGAGCCTTTGCCTTTTTCTTTGTTTCTTTCTTCATTCCCTTGTGCATTGTCATTTTATTCTCCTATTTTTTTATAAAATATATTACCCTTTTGATAATATAAAGATATTAGCAGTCCCACTTGCGTAAAGCAAGTGCTTTGCGTGTTGGTTTGCCATTTGGTTTCTTCATCGCCCCCGGCATGCCGCCCATGCGTGCACAAAAGGATTTGCGACGTGCAGCAGATTTAGGAGACTTGGCAGCTTGTTTGGCAGACACAGGTGGTTTAAGGGTGCCACCTGTCTGAGCTTTATACGAAGCACGTCCCTTAGCGTTAAGTCCACCTTCAGGATTTTTGCCTGCTTTTCTTTGCCATGCTGCTGACTTAGCCATTATTTTTTCCTTTTTTTCTTTTTTAATTTTTTTACTGGTGCTATAATGCCATTCATATGATTATTAGTACCCATCCTTGGGCCCGATATCCATATTTTGCCTTTCATAAAATAAATAACCTTTCTAAATAAGAATTTTTTTACAAATTATTTTGGACAAATGATCTTCCTAAATCAACTTCTGCATTTATAAATTTATTCATAAATTGTTTTTCAACAATTTCTTGCGCATAAGGATAAGGAGCTATAGAATTAAGTATAACCGATTTTTCCGAATGCCATAAACTGGGGACCGCATATCTATCGCCTTTAATTATTTTTTTAACACAATGAATATACTTGGAATTACTGGGAAAGAAAACAACGCTTCCAGGTTTAGGTTTAATTTCTAAATTATAGTCAGGAAAAAATATTTCTCCACCTTCATAGTCATCATTTATATAAAATACAGATGAGTATTCAACGAATTCGTTTGGAAGAGATTTTTCAAAACTGTCTTTTGTATCGACAAATTCTTTTTTATATTCAATGCTAAAAAAATTTCCATCGATCAATTCATTGTCTGCATGGATAGTGATTTCACTACCAGGTGACATTTTTCTTATGGAATCATGATACCTGTGGACTATTCTAGTCCCATAATTCCATTCGATTTTATCAATAACAAAGGCTAAAACTTGAGAAACTATTTTTTCTAATTTTGGATTTTCATTATGAAGGTTTGTTTTTTTATCTGGATACGTATTGATCTTTCCATTTCTATAGAAAGTGCCACTAATCCAATCTTGTTCTTTAAGATTTTTACAAAAAGAATGCAGCGTGTTCAGATCTTTATTTGAACAAACTTTATTATATATGTAAATATTTTTTTTTGATGCTGGTGTCATATTTTTACTTTATTTTTTTATCGATAACCTCTAATAGGTCATAAACTTTTAACCAGATTTTCCATAGTAGTGTCATCATTTCTGCTTCTCTTCTGGTGGCTTTGGTGTCTGACCGTTTTTAAAAACTTTTCTAGCTTTTGCTAAAGACATAACCCTCCTGGTATATTGAAAAAGACCCCTAGCGCAAAACTAGGGGTCTCAATCTAATTACTTGGTCTTTTTTACTTTTGTTTCGCTAGCTCTTGCTGCATCTTCTGGACGTGGTCCAACCTTCTTAGCTGCAACCTTCTTGGCAGGAGTCTTCTTAGCGGGAGTTTTTTGCACTTCTGCTACGACTTCCTTGGCTACAACCGTTGCTGCCTTAACAACAGCATCCTTAGCGGTAGCAACTTCCGAGCTACCAGAAAGGATACCTTTAATCTTATCAATTAACTTGCTCATTCTTTACCTCATTAGTTTGATTAGTTTGTTTTAATATAGTACAGTACCTGTATGATAAATGCAAATTATCTCGTCTGTTGAGACTCCTTAATCAGCTGATATCTTTCTCCTGTTTCCCTAGAAACTAAAGAAAAAGCTTCTGCTGCTGCCTCTTTAATGGCATCAGAAAAGTCCTTGCTATTAGAAGGATCAACCCCAGTCATTGGTACTGTGAGGCAAGCCATTATATCCACGTTTTCAAAATTGCCGATATTTACTTTTCTGCCAACGGCAATTGTCAGTACTGGTTCGGTAGTCACAACCACTCTTTGATGTGTGGAAATAACTGCATCCATAACTGGGTTCACAGATTGTTCAACGATACTCTCATTTATTTTTGGCATTATTCTCCTAGTGTTTCTATTTTATTTTTGACTAATTGTAGTGTAGCTTTTGCTTGGTCTTCTATCGATAGATTATCAGTATTCATAATGAACGTAGATACTTCTTTTACTAAGTCAATTTCTTTTTCAGAATTATGATTTAGCTGTTCATTAGTCATGTACACACCATCTCTCTTAAAGATTCTATCTCTTAGAACATCATCAGAAGCTTCATAGGTGATAAGCATTCCGTTAGGTTGTTTTAAAATTGATTGAGCCTCATTGATATAACGTACATCAGAAATGATAACACAAATAGGCGTATCTTTATCACCATTTTCTCTGGTTATTTCATTGATATTTTTTCTATATAATTCCATACTTTTCATAACTGCCCAATGACAGAAACATTCTGAATAATTTTCCCTACAGATATCTCCTGCTATCTGTAAAAAAGTTCTTGGCTTAATATCCTCTTCCTCTATCGGAAGATCATAAATACTTTTTACCTTTTCTACAAATTCTTCGTAAGGAGGTATCGCCCCCAGTGCTGTTCTCCCATATATCTCAAACAGTACTTCGTGAATAGAGTATAGTTTTCTAGACTTAGCATTAAAGCCTTGTATGTTTTTCTTTATAGAAGCTAATTCATAAAGAGGAAGGGCGTGGAATATGTGCTCCCATGCAACCCCAGAAGAAGTTGTTTGCATTGACCCTTTTGGGCACAGTGCTTCGGCCGCAGATGTTTTACCGCTACCAGCGCGTCCTGCTAACCCTAAAATTATTGGATTACTTTTTGAATATTTTTTTTGCATTGGGTAATTATATCACAGGTTTTTTTGATTTAGCTTTTCTTTCCTCTAACTTATCCAAGAATTCATTGCAGAGTGCATCGGGTTCCCAAACAAAATTTCTTTCAACCTGAACTATTTTAAAATTAAACTCATCTCTTATATCCTCTATGGTCATAAGTAAAGGTGTCAGAGAGTCGTGTTTACATTTCCATTTACCACTAATGTGGTTAGCCACAACAGCTGAATCGGTATATATAATTGGATCGTAGAATTCGCCCATTGAACATATGAGCAGTCCGGATATTACGGCCTCATACTCTGCCTCATTATTAGTCCTTGGACCTAAGCCCCTGGCAAACTGCGCTATTTTTTTTCTATTCCTATAAACAGATACCGCGCAGGCTGCTTCTCCAATTTTCTTTTGACCTTGACCTCTTGACGCACCATCGCAGAATACTTCTATTATCACTGTAAATAATCTTACTTATCATCTACGTTTACGTCTACTTCAATACCCAAACTCTTTATTCTATCTTTAAAGTTTTTCAATTGAGTTTGACCATTTATTATGTAAGTAGAATTAAGCGTATATCTTTCTTTTGCGTGCTCGATTTGGGTTGGGTAATCTAAGGTATCTCTAACCTTTGAGTAGAATTCAGTGGCTGAATTAACTGATTTATAATGAGCTATGTACAAAGTAATTCCTCAAACTTTTAGTAGGTGTTAAAATCTTTATCACTAAAATATCCTTTTTCTTCCCTAGCAGAAGCTACCTGCATAGATTGTATCTTGTCGATTAATTTTCTAGAAGATTCCGATGCTATCCTAGCTGCAAGTTCCATTGACTCAGCTAAATTCACTATAGCCTCTGCTGTTATTAAGGCAGTGTATTCACTCTCTGCAGCTTCTAAGGCATTTGCTTCGCGCTCAGCCTCATTCTTCCCAACTCTATTTGCTTTATACACCTTCTTGTAGCTTCCTTCTATTAACTTATATTGGGCTCTAGCCATGCCAGCTAATCGTGCAACTCTTCCATAAACATTTGAAGTTCTCGCAACCAATGAGGCCATTTCATGAATCCCTAAATCTAATGTATCCACATCTGGTATAGATACAAAGTATAAAGAATTGCTGCTATCTGTAGTATAGGCTGAAATAATCTCTTCTATCTGAGGACCTATAAACGATGTTAATAATTCGTTCATTTTCTGTAAAGATTGAAGGTTCATTGTCTACCTATCTGAAGTTGATTTCATCTCGCATCTTAGATTCTACCACAAGATTGGTTACTTTTGTCCTTATTTTGCCTAAATGTTCTCTTACTGTATTGGGATGTTCTGATATTTTTTTACTTATCTCACTAGATCTTAGATCATCTATGTAGCGCCACTTGAGCAATTGCCTTTCCTGCACTGAAAGAAATATAAACGGCTCTGCACATGTTTCACCAAGTACCCAAAACTCATTAATGTCTTCTGTAGAAAGAAATTCTTGCATCTCTCTCTCTTCTGGTGGAGCCTTAAAACCCACTTGCTTTTCTCCATTTTCCCCGTCATCATTTGAGTCATCACTTAAGAGAGGAAAACTTTTTCTTCCTAATTGATCTATCAAGAATGTGTCAACATTCTTTTTAAGAAGATAAAAAAAATAACTATACAAGAACCCGGCTAAATGGTATTGGTCCTTTTTCCGAATCTTTTCTTTGATATCTAGCTATACACTGGAAGAATGTCATATCTACAGTTTGTCTGACATCTATTTCTTCCCCATATCTTTTTGCCATATATACTATACCGTCTTAACACTTCGTTTACATGCTTGTACCCAGGTTGGTTAAGCTTATTTTTCATAAGAGCAAATCTAACATATGAATCCTTTACGAATAAAGATGTAAACCTTCTTATATCGTAGTCGTTCAAATTATATTTACCATAATACAATAGTGTCGTATACTTTGTAAGAAAATTATTAAAAACTTTTAGTAATTCTTTTTTGGCTCTTTCGTCTCCGCCTTTAGCTTTGGCTATCAGCGCTTGCATTTCCTCCTCTTCTAACTTATAATACTGTTCTTTATATGCTACCATGATTACTTACCTTCCCAAATCAATATTTTATCAGAGTAAAAACTTCTAATATCTTCATAGAAAATTACTCTTGGTATTTCTAGTTCAGCTGCGAAATTTTTACCGTCAGTTGAATACTTACTTATAATAAATGTGAGTTTGTTAAATTCAGATTCGTAGTATCTTTTAAATCTTTTTATTTTTGTCATACTCTTCGCATCGAGATAACCTTTTAGCTCTACCCAACTAGAATCTTTCTGCATAAAGAAATCAGGAGTATATCCTTTAGTTCCGTTTCTTAATTGGAAACGCAAAAACAGTTGGCTCAAAATCAAACTTGATCTTATACGCTGTTAAAATTCTTGCAAAATTTGCTTCCCAATTAGATCTCAGTGTTAAACCTAGGTCTTCTCTAAACCCAGTTTTCGTATGCTGGTAAGCGTTACCTCTTTTAATACTTGTGGTCTCTATGGGTTGCTGATCTGGTATAATGGTTTTTATTTTCTTAAAATCTGGATGGTTTTTTAATGGAGAAATTTCCAAAAAATATTCCTCTGGCTTGGCAATGTTGAGCTCTTTCATGGTATCCTTTAGATCTAAACTAATCTACTCCATTATAAATTATAAAAAGTAAAAAAACAAAAAACCCGTAAGGGTTACCAAATACAAGAAAACGGAGTACAAAAAGACATGAATACATTAAACACAATCATTGACAGTATGTTAATCGAGGTTAACGAAGAGATCATTTCAGACCTCGGTAGACTCGGATACTCACGCACAGAAGCCACTAAAGTAGTTAGTGAGTTTGGCGATTTCGATCTTGTCGAAGACGCAGCGTTGAACCCAGTATCAGCATTCTAACTGTCAGTATTTAATAAGTAATCAGCCAGGGCTTTCGCCCTGGCTTTTTGCTTTCTAGGATTATATTAATAAACGACTATGCTTTTGCTAGTTTTCTAGCTCTAAATACACCAGTTCCACAGGCGCCAGATTTAGCGAAATCGCAGAACGTGCAGACGCGCTCATTCCTTGTAGGCAAGAATGCTGAATCGTTTATGATTGAGTCTAGAGTGGATATTAAATTAATTTTAATATTGTTTATATCATCCTTAGTAAAGAGTTGGCCTTTACGCCTTCCGGGATCTAAGATAATACAGCTCTGCGTATATATTTTTATCTGGATATAGATAATCAACTGCCATTGCATATATACCTAATTGTAAATTGGTTGGTATATCCTTTGGTGACACTTCCCATTTTCCAGTTTTATAATCTATAATCTTAACACCGTCTTCACCCCAAGAATCTATTCTGTCTATGTAACCGGATATTAAATAGCTACCCAAAACAAATTTAAAACCATATTCCTTATGAAGAACATCGAACTTAGTCTCAGCATACTGGTCAAAGAACTCGTCTAATATTTCTTTCCCCGCGTTAATTAACTCAGGTTTAATTTTACTATCTGGATCTTGAGTTGTTATCTCGTTAGTGTATGCTTCTTGCAGCTTAGCAAAATCTAATATATCGGTTGCGCTTACGTTGTCTTCCAATACAGAGTGCACAATGTTTCCCAACACAGCTGCTTCACCAAAAAGGCGTGGTTCTTTTTGTATATATGTATAAAAATATTTTGATGGACACATTTTATATGTATCCACTCTTGAATAAGAAAAATCAGTTAAAGATAATCTTTCAAAATCACTTACATCTTCTAAATTTCTAATCGCTAATTTCATTAGTCTTCAATTCCATCCCCATAAGGATCTTTGTTTTCGAATATTAAATTTCCATTTGTATCATATTCATTACCCATCTCATCAAGAGTGTTACCAGTGTAAATATTTTTATACCTACCCTCGCCAAGGGGCGCCCAACCACTTGTGCCTAACTCCATTTGATCGTCCTCGTTATATGGCCAAGACATCATCTCCTCCTTCTGTCAGGGAAATAACAGTATTATTTACTGAGTCAATATTAAAATAGTAACTCAACAATCCATGTAAGTCTGATAACTCTTGAGCTGTTGCATTAAAGCCAGCAACTCCAGACTGAATAAAATAGCTAGGTTCATCTGTATTGTACTCTATTAATGCTATGTTATTAAGTAGCATTCTACCCACCTCGTGCTTAATCATATTAGTCTTCCTCGTATATCGCTATAGGATTCCATTTTGGATCATCCATTTTTTCTCGCATGTCAGCCACATAAGAGTCCCAATCTCTTTCATCCCCTGACTTCTTTTCGTATCTTACCTGACCCTTGAATGGGTTTGTCTTAAAGCGGGTCATAATAAGCTTACCCTCTTTTGTTTTCCATCTTAATACTCCATTCTTGCAGTCGCAAAAATCTTCTGGATGTGGATCAGTCCTACCCATCGGGTCGTACCTACCGCTACACGAATTGCAATTAGTGTATCTGCCCTTATCCTGGCATCTATTACATGATGAACAGAAAGTCCAACATGGTTTAGTAGATGGATTTTGATATGTTCCTGGTAGTGTCATTTCTTAGCTCCGTATGTTTATGTATTTTTGTAGTTTTTCTTCTATTTTTAATGAAGTAGATTTTTTAAATCTAAAAGTTACCCTCTTATTATTTTCTATATATGTTAAATATACATAAGAAGGTCCATTAATGTTTTCAATTATATCATATACACCCTGCACAACCTCTAGGCTAGGTGAGTCTTTCATTTCTAACATTATTGATTTACTGCCTATCGCCCTAGATGTATCTATCTTTTCACTAGAATTATAGAACATCTTTACAATTGCCGACTCCTCTTCATTCTCTCTATTTATTGTTCCGGATATTATGACTACATCACCCTCATTAAAAAAGTCGTCACTTATAGTTTTTGATTCTCTAGGAAAAATAATTACTTCTATTTCACCAGATAGATCTTCCAATAAAAGACGAAACATCTTTTGGCCTTTTTTAGTTATCATTCTTTTTACTGCAGTTAAAATTCCACCGACTTTAACATTCGCACCGTTGCTTATTTCTATGATGTCTATTATTTCACCAGTTACATTAGGTGCTATTGTTGTCCACATACCCTCTATGGGATGCTTTGATACATATATCCCTAGTTCAACTTTTTCTTTTTCTAATAATTCTAACTCTTTTTTTCTGGTTAAATCACCGTCATGAGAAACTGTGAACAGCTCATCAAGAGCGCCGGCGTAGGCTAAATGTTCTAGCGTAGACTTTTTTAAAGTAGCTGGGTCACACCTTCTAAAGAAATCGTAGACACTAGAGTAAGGATCCTTTTCATCTCTACCTAAAATAATTGCTTCAGCTATAGATTCACCGATTCCATTTATGGCAGATAGGCCAAAAATTACTTGAGAATCACTGAGCACATTAAAGTCTTTACCAGATTTATTTAGAGAAGGCGGGAGTACTTCAATCTCTAGTTTTCTGCAGTCAGATAAGTAAGCGGCTAACTTTTCTTTATTGCCAACCACAGAAGACATAAGTGCAGCCATATACTCTGCCGTGTAGTGAGCCTTTAAGTATGCTGTGATGTATGAAACCATTGCGTAACTTGCGGCGTGTGCTCTGTTGAAACCATAGCCACCGAAGTATTCAATATCTGAATAAATTTTATTTGCTTTATCTTCGTCTAGATTAGAGTGCTCTATGCAACCTTTCACAAAACTAGATCTCATCATTGCGATTTTATCCATAAGCTTTTTACCAATGACTTTTCTAAGGTCATCAGCTTCGGCAGAAGTAAACCCAGCCAACTCTCTAGCTACGCCAAGAACATCTTCTTGATAAAGCATAATGCCTAGTGATGGTCCAAGAACTTTTTCTAGCTTAGGATGCTCATAGGATACATGGCTCCTTCCATGTTTCCTATCAATATATTCTTTGTCCATACCAGAACCCATCGGACCTGGACGGTATAACGAGATGAGAGCCATTATGTCTTGAATATTTTGAGGCTGCATCTGAACCATTAATTCACGCATACCAGCAGACTCAAGCTGGAAGACACCCATTGCCTTACCTTGACACAGTAAATCATAGGTCTTTTTATCATCTATCGGTATATCATTTACATCTAATGTAATTTGCCTATGCTGTTTAACTAGCTTAATGCAAATATCTATCACGCCTAAGTTTCTTAAACCAAGAAAGTCAATTTTCAATAGACCACATTGCTCTACTCGACCCATGTCCCACTGAGTTATGACAGGCTTATCTACGCCCTTTTGCATCGTGGGCAGATAGCTTGTTAAAGCTTCTTTAGATATAACAATACCAGCTGCGTGAATACCAGTCTGCCTTACTAGATTCTCTAATCCAAAAGCTGTATCTATTATTTCCTTTGATAAAGCATCGGTATTATACAGGCTCGCAAATTCCTGCACCTGCATACATTCTTTTAATGATTTAGAAACACCTAATACCGGAGGAGGTATTAGCTTAGCTACCTTGTCTCCAACCGTAAAGTCATGGCCCAAAGCTCTAGCTGCGTCTCTTACGGACTGCCTGGCGCCAGTTCTGTTAAACGTACAGATATGCGCCACTTTATCACTGCCATATTTAGTTCTAGCATAATCAATGACCTTATCCCTATGTCTATCATCAAAGTCTAAGTCGATATCTGGCATTGATTTTCTTCCTTCGACTAAGAACCTTTCAAACATAAGACCGAATTTAATTGGATCTAGATTTGTGATATCAAAAGCATATGATAAGATACTCCCAGCAGCGGATCCTCTTCCCCAACCAACTCTAATATCGTTTTCTTTGGCCCAACGGACTAAGTCTGATACGACTAAGAAGTATTCAGGAAACCCCATCTCTTTCACTACTCTAATTTCATAGTTAGCTCTTTCTATAATGTGATCAGGTAATGGATTACCATATCTATTTTTGAGACCTTCCCATGCTAATCTTTCAAAGTAATCAGTTGAAGATTCTTTAGTTGGTATAGGAAAGTTTGGAAAATGTATTTCGCCAAATTTTAAGTTAAGATCTATCATGTCATTCACGTGCATTGTATTTTTTAAATATTCATCAGAAAATACAGAAGACATTTCGTCATAAGATTGAAGATAAAATTTATCTTCAGAAAAAGAAAATCTATTAGGAGTATGTACGTTACAGTTTGTTGCTACGCATAACATTACATCATGGGCGTGAGCATCGCTTTGGTGCACGTAATGGCAGTCGCCAGACGGCACTACTTTGGCCCCAATTTGATTGGCTATTTTAATAAGGTCAGGAATTATTTTTATCTGTTCTTCTATCCCATGATTCATTATCTCTATAAAGTAATTTTCCTTGCCGACTATCTCCTGCATAGCTGCAGCATGCCTTAATGCGGTGCTGTAATCGTTTCTAAGCAATGCTTGTGATACTTCCCCGTTCAGACACCCAGAAAGGACTATGACGCCCTCAGAGTGCTGAGCAATTAAATCATGATCTACTCTAGGCTTTACGTAAAAACCTTCAGTAAAAGCTTTAGAAGACATTTTAATTATATTATGATAACCAATATTGTTTTTAGCTAATACAGTTATATGATATGGACCTCTCTGCTCCCATTCATTTTTAGATGGACCTGATCTTTCTTCTTCGTCTTTATCAAATCTAGTTTTTCTAGCTTGATATAACTCTGATCCCAAGATTGGCTTAACCCCTATCGAATTTCCAGCGTCATAAAAATCTAACCATGAATGTATATTACCGTGATCAGTTGTGGCTAATCCACTCATGCCTAAAGACTTAGCTCTTGATAGGTATTCCTCTACGTTACCATGACCATCCAGCATTGAGAATATGGTATGGTTATGAAGATTGGTCCAGTTTTTCACTTAAGTCCTCTTTTAGTATTTATTTGATTCAATACATTATCTCTATCGCGTCTATAACAAACTGTCACCACACCTTTACAATATCTACATACTGCTGGCAGTCCGGCTTGGGCAAACGCACTACTATGCATTTGTCTATCTGTTTGTTCGGTTCCACAGTCAGTACACAACCCGATTACATCATCATCATCATCTTGCATTACTCCTCCTTTCTCGTTGCGGATTTGTAGGCAAATCGAACTGGTGATGGAGAAGATTTTTCTTGAGTCTCTATAAATCTATCTCCAACTTTAACCCACTTGTTCTTCTTCTCAAGAGAGCAACTACCGCATCCTACTCCAACCGAATTGGCCCTTTCACAAGTATAAGGTCTTCCGCCTATGCCTAGTTCCCTTCTTCTTACCCAGTCATTTATGTGAGCTTGTGATTTACTTGGATTGTAATCCTCGCAGCTGCTTAGTATTTCATGTAGATAGTTGATTGATTCTTCGCTATACGTTAGTATAGAACATAAAAATAATCTAGCTTCGTGCTCTAGGAAGTGAGAATTCTCAGCTTGCTCATGTAGTCTTTTTATCGATGGACACTTTAGCCAAAGTATTTCTTTCTCAAATATTTTTTGATTTTGATCAAAAGATTTTAGATTAGAAGAACCAAACTTATTAAAATGTTGCAGTATATCTTTTGGTTTATTTTTATCTTCTTCCATTTGATAAGTAAACTGCCTGTACCATTCATTGGCTTTAAAATCAAAGGACTGTTCGATTACGTCAAACGGCTGCGGCTTACTCGAATAGGAGGTGATCTTATCTATCCCAGATAAGAATATGTCTCTTGGTAATAGAGTTTTAAATAGCTTGGTTGCCTGGTGTAATGAGCCAGGTAGCCTCCACATTCTTCTCATATCATAAACGCTAAAATCCATTGAAGAAATAGATAGATCCTCTTTTAGCTTATTCGCTATGTATCTAAAAACTTTTGGTAGTTCATTTGTTGGATTGATCCCTAGTCCAATTGCTTCGCACTCTATATGAAAACCTTTTTTCCCAGTAAAATAGACTAGTAATGACTCTTGTGGAATGTACATAGAAAGATAACCGTGTAGTCTCTGCGCTTCTTCGTAGCACAAATTCATATCTTCACTGTCTAAATCAAAGTATAATGATCCCAATCTAATAGCTTTAGCTATATCAGGAGCATTAAAATGCCAGATAGAAGTGTACAGCCCAACATTATTGTGCTTCTGTCTATATTGATCTATGTTTTCCATTTCATAGAAGACTGGATCATCACCATTTTTATCTCTAATAACTCTATCTAGGTTGGGTACATATCTAGCTACCTCAACATATTTCCATTGAGAAATAAATTTATCTTTATCTAAAGGAAGTTTCATGGTATATGTATTTTACCACTATCCGTTTCTATGTGCCAAGCTATTAGTCGATTGTCTTGTAAAATATTTTCATTGTTAGATCTATAATATATAGATTCCCTTATAAGAAACTCTAAAGATTCATTTATGTACGCTCTCACATGCATTTTGTCTGGATTCTCTATTGTCACTTGTCCTCACCAATTTTAACAAATGTATGCAGTTTTGAAGCGACGTTATCCGATAGGTGTACTATCATGTCCATATAACTGCTAGGCACAGTTTCCGGGATGGGAGACCATGGACCAAGGTGACATCTCACCAGTCTAAGTATTGACTGAACAGTTTCTTCATCCAAAAAAAGAGTAGAAGATGAAGACTCTGAACCATATTTTTTATCATTTTCCTGACACTTTTTGACAAAAGCGCCAACTGTATATGGATGCATCGGGTCGTAAAAAAAATCTTCCTTACTATCGTCATGGGATATGCCTTTGGTTACATCATGTAGTAAGCAAGCTGCATACACTATATCTTTTTCATGTGCAATTAATCCGTACGAATCACATATTACCGTAGAAACTTTGACAACTCTTTTTGTATGAAGAACATTACCGCCAACACCATGCTCATCAGCTGGATGATACTTACCAGAAAAACTAGATGGTATTTTCCAAAATGTTTTCGCCTGAAGCAAAATTGATCTAACAAATAGCTTGATCTGATGACTGGAGATAAGATTAATTTCCTCTATAAGAGGACTTAATAACTTATCTTCTTCTTCGTTTACCTTAAACGAAACATCTTCATCTAATAACTCATCTAATATACTTTTTTTACTCATTGTATCAATCCCAATCTAGTCTTTCTTTTAAATAAATTTTATACTTTTCATCTATTGTAGCTGTTAAGTATTCATATGGAGTTTGTTTATTTTCTTTTGCAAGCGTAAATAGACACTTAGATACCTTATCTTCAAGCATTACGCCAAATCTACTTGTCTGCATTTTTTGACCAGTTTGACCACTTCGAACAGGGTTTATCGAAAGGACATTTTTTACAATACCAAGTCAATCCTCTTCTTGGAATAAATTTTTCTGCTTGCTCCAATTCATCGGCCCAAAATCTTAAAGAATCAAGATCTTCTTTTGTTACTTCAAAATCAACAAAAGAAACTTTAGGCATTAATAAATCTATATAACCAAAAGATGCCTTAGAAATTCTAGGACCATGCTTTACTGCAAAAGCATTATACATGGTAGCAAAGTTTACTTGATACATATATTGGTGACTATTCTTGTAGTTAAACATTATCTTAATAACATAATATTTATTATCTTTATAAAGTATAATATCAAATTTGTCTTTTATTTTAACCTTTGGAGTAACTGGCATAATGCAATCTTCGTTTATCGCAATAGGTATATATTCTTCGTCTGAAAAGTTTTCGTAAAAAGACAATAGGGCGGAAGCGGCCTTAGTTGTAAGGCTAGCACTGTTTCCATATGCGCTTTCATGCTGCTCTGTCATAATATCATATGATGAAACATCATCAGCAAACCAAAGTTTTTCCCACCTATTTAAAAGCGATGCATACGAGGGTGTGTAACCCCCTTGTTTTTTATAAAAGAAGTAATATATAATTTCTTTTAAAGTATTTTCAAATCTAAGAGATAGTAAATCTCTGCCACCTATTGACTCTGGTAGTTTTTGATTATACCTATATTCATATAATAATGAACAAGTTTGAAAGTCTTTTAAGGATTCTGGCGTGATTAATTTCATTAGTTAAAATCTCCATTGTTTAATAAGTCATCTAAAATTGATGAGGCATCATAGGATCCGGGTGTAACCATTTCGTACTCTACGTAAGACTTTTTAGAATCCACATATCTAACTAGTGGTGGCTCATAAGAAAATGTTGAACCAGTAATTCTATTTTTTGGTATCTGTAACTGCATTACATTTTCATCTTCCGAATCATCACCGCTAACTAATTTTTTTTCTGTGATGAATATAGTTACCGCACACTTTTGTTGTATGGCTAAAGAACCACCGGTGTCTGACTGCATGACTATTTCTCTTTTTTCTTTCATTCTATTTGAGTTTTCTTGTGCGGTAATTATCAATACACAATTCATATCTCTAGCTATTTTTTCAAGACGAACCATCATTTCTTCAAATTCACCCCATCTAGCTTTGCCCTTAGACCTAGTGAACATTGATTGGATAGTGTCGATGACTATAACGTCGGGCAGGTGTTCACCCTGGATTAAGATATCCCTTAGCCAGCTTTCTAGATCCTCAAAATATGGAGTGTCTGGGTCGTGCTTGACCATTAGACGATCACCCCATTCGGTTAACTTATCTGTAAAAGTTTTAATATGTTTATTTTTTTCTTCCTCAGACCATTTATCTACTTCTGAATAAACGTTCTTGCCAGTTATTTGGGTCATCAATATACGTTCCCAGTGGTTTCTAGCTTCTTCAAAGTTTATGTATAAAGCTTTATACCCAGAATCTAACCAGTGATTCACTAAACATTTAGCAAATGTACTCTTACCCTTTCCTGAGGCTGCTATGATCGCATGTACCGCCCCCTTAAAGAAGCCTCCCTCGTTGGTATACCCCATTGCCCTATTCAAAGACTTAAACTGAGTTGGCAAAAAGTCTGGAGTATCTAATAGCGAGTCAATCTTTTCTATTATTTGGTTAGCCGTTACAACTCCATCAAGCGGATCATAGCTGGCACTGTTCTCTAAGTCGTTAATGAGATTGGAAATCTCAGACATTCTAGCAAGATCTTCTTCGGTTTTCATACCCTTTTGACTTATGATTATCTCTAACTCTTTTAGATAATTTTTCTGTTTAATTTTATTATCTTTATGTTTAAGAACCTGGGTAACCGATTCAGGAGTTGCCAACTGCATACTTTCTAATACCTTCATCAGGCTTGCGACTCCGATGTCGCCATTCAATGCCTCATAAACGTTACTTTCTAACTGTATCCAGTTTCTAAATGTAACTGGATCCACTACATCTAGTTCGGTACGTGAAGAATACGATAAGAGCGCAGTATATAATTCATGTATCCCTAATTGATTGTCGTTAATCCCAACAATCTGTGGATCTAGGTTATCCTTGAAATAAGATATTGCTCCTTTTTCTCTAAAAGATAAGGCAAATATCTGATATTCAATTGGGTGGGTTATAGAAGAAGATTCAATATCACTCATGATTATCTCTTCTGCTTTTCATTTTTTTATATGTCTCTTTCTTTCTTTCGTTGTATTGCTTTTTTCTATCCTGATAAAATTTATTTTGAGTGATGCTTTTCTTATCTGCCTTTATTTTTTCTGGTACATTGGGACTCAATCTTATTGCTTGCAATAGTCTATCATAAACAGCTTGTTCACTTAATTCATCATTGTATCTAAATACAATTAATGTTATTCCCTCTTGCTTACAGAGCTCTAATTTTCTTTCATCTCTTTTTTGAGCCTGAATAAAATCATACTTTGATTCAAAAAATCTTTCAGTGTAATAGAAGTGTTGCCTACCATGAAATTCTGCGCCTATTCTATACTCCTGGCAGTATACATCTATTCTTAGACGCTCGCCTAAGTGGTATTCATTTATGATCTTTTGTCCAGGAAAAAGCTTTTGCATTGCCTGAGTAAGCGCAGCTTGGCCTCTTGATGTTTTTTTCTTTTGCTCCTTGATCCAAGAGAGACCAAGTGAATTAATTTTTTTATTTAACTGAACAAATGAATAACCAAGTTCTTTAGCTATAGCTGAAATGGTTAGATCTGAATCCAATAAAAGATCTATTAAAAATAGATCATCCTCTTTGTCTTCAATCTGTTTTTTCATTTTGGGAAATCCTATTGCTAAATCTTGCTCGAGCAAAACCGATTACCTTCCCAAAATCTATTATAGAGAAATTTAATTCATCCCATATCTTGCTTGCTAAAGCAGCAGAAAGTAACGGACAATCCAAAATAACTGTATCAACTTTACCAGTATAGGTTGCCAGAGTTTCGATTATAGAATCTAACTTATCATAATAATCATTATATGGAACATAGATTGTGTCGACAGGTGATCCTAAAACTCTTGTAATTACTTTTCTATCATGAAAGGTAACTACAACATACGGAGTATTCCTTATATAAAAATCCACAAAAGATGTAAAAGCTATTTCGTTATTATTAAAGTAATTCTCAAGCGTTGTTGAGTTATAGTAAACCTGCTTGGAGTCAACCTTTGAGTAATCTAATTCATTATCTGAATCATTAGAATTTACAAAGGCTAAAGGTATTCCTTTCATAAAGTTCTTATCATTAATACTAAATGATTTACTTATTGAATCACCAAAATCTTTAGAAGCTTTCTTCATATCTGGACTACCCATAGCAATCAGTGCTGATCGAGGAAAATTAACATAAGCAAAACGTTCCTTGGATAACATCTTTAGAGTTAGCGACTGAATCGTTTGTGCGTGTGTTGCAATTCTAATATCTTTTTTCATTTTTCCTACCTTAAGAAATTTCCCCAGTCAATTAAGACTGGATTTGGATCTATAATTGAGTTGATATGATTTAACGCGTGAAATTCGCCACCATCTAAAGTTGAATATCTTTCATGTTTGGATATCTTATCCTCATCTTTAATGTAACCCAGGTGTTTCATGACTAAGCCTGACTCAATCCAAAAGTTTCTTTGCCCAATCCAGTCAGCTACATATGTAGGTTCTGAACCACAAGCTAATCTTCTATTATTGAAGCCACCATTTTCTTTGAATTTAAAAATCCTACTACTATTATTTGGGACCCACAGTTTGTCTGTGCGCCATTGATTTGCATTCCACATATGATAGAAGCGAACATTGACAACATCATAAGGCGACTTTGATAGAACAGATGAAATATCAAGATTGTCTATGTCGTTTTTATTATATAGCATTTCGTCACAATCAATTGCTATAATCCAGTCACCGAGCTTTGCATGCTGGCACATATTAGACCAAGCAAAAGCTCTTAGTTGACCCTCATGTTTTGTGAATAGGTTTTCTGAAGTTGAATAAACATGACAATATTTTTCTGCTATTTTAACTGTGTTGTCAGTAGAACAATCATCAGTAAAAACAATACCATCTACTTGCTGTGAAAGCCTTTCTAGAACTTCTTCTAGAAATCTTCCCTCTTCATTTCTGCCCACCATTTGAGCGTATATCATATACTTTCCTTAAGGTTTGTAGAGGGTAACACTAAGCAAATAGTGCTACCCTCTAGTTAATAGAATTTTTAGATCTCCAACATTTCTCGGACTTCTACAGCCGAGATTCGATCTACATTAGTCTTACTGGTAATGACTTCACCCTTAACGCCACGGCGTCCAAGGACAATCTTTTCAGCCTCTGACTTGTTCTTAGCCTTAACAACATAAGAAGTGGTTACTTCAAAGTAGTTGAATTTATTTTCTGCCATATTATTTCCTTTATTTAGTTGATGGATATGTATTAGATATATATTCTACAGCTTCTTCAAGGGTATCCGCAACTTTTGTAGCAAGAAACTTAAGATAAATTCTGTGCTGTAGATCCTGATGTGCCCAAACGATTACTGGTTGATTGTTCAAATGCGCCCAGGTCATTTCAAAGTCTGCTCCAATGTATGCCCTATAGAGTAATGTGTATTCTACTAAAATAATATCACAGCTTTTTTGCAAAAAAAGATTTTTGTCTACTATTTCTTTCGGCTGGCAGTCTTTTTCTTCTAAGGCATAGTCCATTGGATTGACTGCCTTAAAGCCCCTATGATTTAGAAGAGAGGTCGCCTGATTCCTCCAAGTGTATTTAAAGTCAGATTGAATGTCTTCTATCGCTCCTGATAAAAATACTCTAGTTTGCATTTTAGCTTTCCAACTTAATCGTAAATTTTTCTTTAAATTGTTTTCTAGTATAGGGGAATGGAATAACATTTCCCATAGTATAATGTATGCTTTCAATAAAATCTTCTGAATCATCTTCAAAAACTGGTATTCTAAAATACTTTGAATTATTCCATTCTTTTTCAATACGACTAGCCTCTATATTAAGCCATCTACTACCCAATTTTTCGTAAAGACGATTCCATTTTTTAGAACCTTCATAATTATGAAGAGCAAAAGTTCTTAAAATAAATTTTTGCCCATTTGTAATTGGTTCTACTGCGTGAAAATATGGGTAAAAACTAGGAAAAACAACTACATCTCCTTTTTTAGGTTTGTAATAATTTATTGTAAAATTATTTTCATCGTAAAAAGAAACTTCTCCGTCTTCATAGTCATCGTTTAAATACGCTATTATTGTAAATAAATGATGAACTTTTTTTGATTCTGTATCAAATTGATGCGCATCAGTGTGATAACTCATTGCTAATCTGTTTTCTGGTTTTGTTACCCCATGCATTAGATAATCGAATGGTGCGTAGTTTACTAAATAATTATTGTCTTTCATCAGCCAATCTTTGATTATATTATTAGGATCAAAATCAAATTTCCAATAATCAATATTTTTCCACTGGTCTATATATTCGTGTGCAATTCTTCTTATACAATGCGTTAACTCAATTAACATATTATATTCTTTTTTATAAATTTCATTTACATTATTAGAATCAAAACTAAAAATATCATTACCCATAGAAACAAAACCAGTTTCACTCCATGTTTCCCATTCATTTATAAATGAGTCTTTATTTTTTTCATCTTTAGTTTTTTTTAAAAAAGATAAAACTTCGTCTACATTCGGTATATAACCCCTGTATACGGAGACCTTAGGGATTAAGTCTATTCTTTTCATTTAAATTCGCCAAATGTTTTATCGCCTACACCAAAGTACTCTCTAGCTAATCCAGCTTTAACAATTTCAGTGTTGAGACATTCGCCAGCTTCGTTCCATACTCTACCCAGGATTCTGCCATACTTCTCGTTCTTATCTAAAATGGTTTCTATCTTTATTTTGCTATTGGCTTTTTTGATCCATTGGTCTGTAAATTCTTTTGCAGCTAATCCCATTTTCTTTTCTTCTAAGTTTGTCGTACGACTTTCTGGAGTGTTCACACCATACAGTCTTACGCTTTTAGGTCCGAACTTAACCTCAAAACCAAGATCAACAATGACCTTAAAAGTATCTCCATCTACTACCTTAACTACTTCTGCGTTATATAAGTAAACGTTAAATTGATCTGACATTTTAATCTCTTTCTATTCCTATGTAATCGCAGGCTTTGCGAAATATTGATTGGCTTACTTTGAATTGAGCATCAGCGTGGCTGTAGCCTTCTCCTGGTTTTGGAGATGAAGCGTGCCAACTGTGACCAATCGATACACTACCATCATATACTACATTATAGCCTAAGTAACGGGCAAAATACGAACACCAAGTCTCTTCGTAGTAATGAGGTGTTGGCAAAAAAGCGCCTTTGATGCCTGGAAACATCTCTTGGTACTTCTCATTATTAGTCATGGCGTCCCATACATTTCTTCTAATAAAGTATGCGGACCCGGCAACCGTTACGCAATTAACCCTATCTCTATATAGGATGTCTTCTGGATCGCTTTCATTCCATCCCCTCATAATGGGATTTTTACCGGTTCCTGTTATGCCACCATGTTTTATGTTTCCATATTCATCTCTTTGTTTTGGGCCAAGAATATGAACGTCTGGTTCTTGATCAAAAATTTGACATATTTTTCTGATGTCCTCATTGGTAAACCATACATCTGCATTTAGAATACCGATAACACTATTGTTTCCCCTAGATGCTAGCTTATTAATAGCTGCTGAGTATCCAATATTCTTGTTTAAATCTATTCTATCTATTTGATACCTATCGTCATTTTCCTTTAACCATTCGATTGTATCGTCACCCGAATCGTTATCAGCTATGTATAGATTCCAAAACTTATTATCCGCACTCACACCCTCGTGTAAGTTATCTAGCAGCCTGCGCAGGAGTGGCCTAGTATTGTAATTTACGACACATAAATCTATCATATATTTCTGTCATCCTCTACTACAGCCTTGAATGCATCGTCTTTGTTCAAGCCAAGATCAACATACTTTTCGTATCTATTATACGCTTCTTGTATATTTTTTTTATCAAAGAATTCTATAAAACTACTTTTTGGATTATATATTTTTGCAGCTTGAGAAAGTTTTTCGTCAGTAAAAAAGTTTGTTCCTATCATTTTTTTTCTTTTCTGCCCATACGCCACATATATCCCAACGGCTACGCAAGTTGCAATAACCCCTAAGTTAAGTCCAGTTTTCTTCTTCATCGTATATATCTCCCGTGTATTGATTTTCCGTAATTGCTTTAGTTGCTTCTTCGCTAATTTTTAAAAGATCTAAACGCTCTTTCTCATTTTTTATACTAGCAGATACATGTATCAATGCTGTTGATATTTGAAACATTTGTTCTGCGTTAAGAATTATATATGTTTGCCCAGGAAGTAACTTGATATTTACTTTCTTTTTATTAATTTGTTTTTTAGCCATCTTTCTTTCTTACTTTCTTTACCTTTACTTCTTCGATACTTTCATCATCCAATGATACAGGGTAGACGCATAGCGAACTTGTATCTGGCTCAAATGTTGCAAATAGTATTCTCTTATCATCATTTGTATAACCCTCTGGTGGGGGTGATTCTAGGGCTATTTTCTTTGAAGAACAACCATAGACTTGACTGTGGTTTTTGTACACTACAATATAATTTAATTTAGAGGCTGCCATTATCTATCCTTTTTACATACTACCGTCATGATACAAGGGAGATTATAAATCCTGCAATGGTTGCCGTAGCCAAAGCCATCGCGATTGCTGTAAATTTAATACTCTTCTGTTTAGAGGATTGGTTTAACATCTGCAAACTTATCGTCCAGTTAATCAAAAAGGAGAATGTTATAAACAATAGTATATTTTTATACATGTATTGAAACTAGTCTATCTATTGATACTGGAAACTTTTCCTTTGTTAAAGTATACACTGCTTTTGCATAGTCTTGAATCTCAACTTGGGATTCTTCTCCCAATCTTTGGTTTAAGAATAAGGCTACAGACTGGAGACTGCATGACCACCTATACACAACATACATCCCATATGCTGGCAAAAACAACCTAGCTTGCTCCGGTGCAATACCTTGTTCAAGAGCCATATTATACATGGATTCACACTTTTCAACTAATTGTTTTAGTTCTGTATTCAATATGGATCCAGTCCATGGACCAGCTAGTCCAGAAGAACCTTGTTTTTTATTCTCTGCAGCGAGTCTCCACTGCTCTGGTCCAGGTATATAGAATTCTGGTTCCATGGTTATGTATCTTCTGGAAGATTCATTCCATGAATCCATTGTATGATCTGATCCAACAACATATTTCCAATGTTGCCTAGCTACCATGAGCGGAGCTTTAAATTCAAATGTCAAAAATGCGTGACGGAACGGTGACATATGATTTTCTCTTGCTAAAAAATCTATGAGTCTTGCGTCTTGTACAGAAAGCTCATTTGATTCCTTGGCAAAAGATGCTCTTGCGGCATTAACCACAGATAGATCACTACCCATGACATCGACTAGCCTAACATAACCCTTATCTAGAACGGGTACTGTACTATTATCGTAATCTTCATTTTCTGTCTTCTGGCTCATCGTCATAATCTTCTTCTTCGTCTATGTAGACATAGTATCCTATATCATCTTGATCTAAGTTTACCATATAGTTGTTGAAATCTTTTGCTTTTGCGTATAGCATCTCTAGGATTTCTTTTACTTCAAGTGGTATCTCAAATGGCTCATCAGAATCTTCAGTAAGATTAACTATAATTAAATTTATTTCCTGTATAGCTATGATTAGTTCAGACAAAAATAAAGAATAATCTCTTGCGTTATTTAATGATAAAGCGCCAGCTATACTTGGCATGGCTCCTATATTTTGTGGAGAAGTTATTTCTGAAAATATCTTATCAAAATTTTTGTCATCCGGCATAGTAAAACTCTCCTATACTTTTATGTTGTCCTTAATAAATTTAATTTCACAAGAATCAGTCGTACAATAACGTTCACCAATTGCATCGGCAGCCATACCGGCATACACTCCAGCTAGATCTATCGGGAACAACGATGTCGAAGCTTCCGTATATTCTTCTTCTGTTATTTGAGTGTACGGCATTTGTGGATACGTGTCGTTGCCGCTTGGTAAAAACGAAACTGTCTTAAGTTGTCCATCGTACATATGAAGTACCGTTCCAACATGTTCCGCCTCGGTATCTTTATTAAAAGATATTGTTACAGATACAGAATTGTCTGACCAATAACGTTGCGCGGTTGCAGCTAAAGACATTTTTTCAAAGATTGTAACATCTTTTTCAGCTCTTTCAGCATCGGATTTAATTGGGAAATACACAACGGAAGTTGTATTGGGAGATTCAGCAGCGGCTTCAACCTTGTAGTTGGCCATTCTGAATAGCGGTAGCATCGGATCCTCGTTAGAGAATCTAATAGTTCTATTAAAGTATTTACCACCCGGTGTCCAGTGTACGCCAGGTGACTCGCCAGCAAGAATAGATACAGTCCCAGAAGGTTTAATAGTCGTCATCTTAATTGATTCACGAATACCCAACCATTCAGAATAGACATTGTCATATCGCTGAATAGTCTTATATCCTTGGTCCATCCATTCACGAAGTGCCGGAACTCCAACGCGATCAGCAAAGTTTGCAACACCAGACATAGACGCACCAATGCGACGATTACGTTGCATGATTGCATTAGTCTCTTCCCAGTGCGTAGGAAGGAGGGTAACAGTCTTAGCATAGAGGTATGCAAACTTTAGAGTACGCTTATAGTCCTCTAGGGTGTCATGCCTATTGAGATAGGTCTCCACAAGCGTACAGCACTCGTAGGACTCTAGAGACTGCTCTGCACAGGGGTTATAGCCCGCCACTCTATGGTCCTTATTGTTTGGTGGATCAGCTAAACGACCATATTTGCGAGACATGTCCATCCATAGAACTCCAGGCTCACCGTTAAGAGATATACCCTCTACTATGGAAGATAAATCTGCTCCGACCGCTGTTTCTACAGAGTTATTAGACATCCAAGCCCAGCCTGGAGCAGATGAATCATATGAGTTACGTTCAGGAAAGCGTTCTGAATTTTTTAAGTTTAAGAAATCTTGATCATCTAAACGGCCAATCAACAACTCAGCTGAACGACGGACGTTTCCAGATACTACACATACACCAATAACGTTTCCGATGTCTGCTATATCTATACGAGTTAGCTTCTCTCCACTGCGTCCAGAAAACATTTTACGAATATGTTTATGTAGCTTTTCAAGTGGCTCGTGACCAGCAGCTACTCCACCAAATGTTTTAATGGGCGTGCCAGCTGGACGGATTACGCTGTAGTCAAAATCAACTGCGTCTTGTTCTGGTTTTAGATATGAATTTAACAATAGAGCTGTTGAATCGACCCAGCCTTCTCTTGTATCAGGAATAACGATTGGTTTAATTATCTCTAAGACCTTTGGCTTAAAGATTGTAAAATCTTTGTCGGCACCTTTGTCATCAAATCCCACACCAACTCCAAGCATCGATGCTTCCATAAGAAATGCAAACGGTTTTGCCGGGTTAAACTTATTCATTTCACCAGTAGAAACAAACGCACAGTTCTGAAGTGCTGCAGAATTCTTTTGTATGTTTACAATGTTTGTACCCATAGCCCAAAGACCACGACCAGGAGGAGTCCACTTAAGATTGAATAATCTATCAAAAGCTTCTTTAGCTGAAGCTTGACCTTTAGCATCGTTCCATGGTAGGCGATTCTTTTTGCAGTGTTCTTTCTGCAAGGAGTACATTCCGTTAATAACTCTTTCGCATACATCAGACCATGTCTCTTTAGTCCCGTCCTCTTTTAATCTAGAGTAAGTGCGAAGAAATGTTATCTCTCCAACGGAGTTCCCAGCTGCATCCCTATATCCAAATGGTGCAGACTTAGACCTATATGGTTCTATGAAATCATCAGTTAATTTAAATAAGAACATAGAAGATTGCTTGGTAGCAATCGGTGTTAGATCTGGATTTCCGTTTTCGATTTCTTCTGACATTCTATCTCCTTATTTTGTTACCGTTAAAGTTTTTACGTACTTGGGGTTTAATTTTTCTATTTCTGTTTTCTTGATCTTTTTTATCTGGTCATAATTATACACGTTATATATTTCTCTTTCGAAAAAATATCCACTTCTCCAGTTAAAAACTTTGTCTACTACATTCTTGTGATTTTGAAAAATATTTGATATCACTGCACCACCATATATCCTTACTAGGTTTTGCATTTTTTTAGTTACAACGTCTTTATTTTTATCGTTTAAATCACCGTTTTGTTCCGCCTGATTATATAACCAATTAAAGCTTTGTCTGGTTAATGGAGAATAATCAATTGGATCGATGACGCCAATCGATAGTAACTCGTTTTGATTGGTTTGGATATATAAATCTTTCTTAACTATTTCTAAAAATAAAGAAAACCAATCTCTTTCTTTATACTGATTCCAGGTAGGGCACCAAAATAAAATAAGGTGGACTGGATCGGGGATATTTGTTCTCTCCATTGTTGGCAATAACATCGTGCAGGATATTGCTCTCTTTATATCTTCTTTACTTATGTCAGAATTCTTATTCTTGTTTTCAAGATTCATCCATAGTTTTGAAATGTGCGTTTTCCAATCTGCTTCACCTATGTATAGGTTCAGATACTTTTCAGCAACATCTAATGGAAGAGCTTTGTCTCTAATTACCGTATTTAACTGATCTAAAAACATTTATAATCCTTGTTAACCCTGGACAAATATATAAGAACTTACATAAGAGACCCTTTAAAACAGTTATCCCGCCCTAATTGGGGCGGGATAACTATCTTACGCTAAGTAGATGCGTCGGTTTCCGTACTGAACAGTATATCAGTTAGGATTTTTTTATGTTGTATTTAACTAATTATTTCAAAGTTGCAGCAGAGTCTTTGTCTCCAATTTTTGTTGCTGCGAATCCTTTGATGACGCTAAGCCCTGCAGCTGCTGCAGCTGTTGCTGCTGCTTTAGCTTGGTCAACTCCACCGACTGTATAAACAGCAATGAATGTTTGCGCTGCAGTCCAAAGAGCTCTTTCGAGTACGTCTTTAATTAATTTTTGATCTGGCATTTTGTTTCTCCTTGTTATTAAAGGGCTTTTGCTGATGGTACACCTTTGTACTCACCGACTTTATTGCGACCGTATTCACTAGCAGTATTAGCTTGTCCGTAGCCTGCCTTCATTACTTCTGTTGAGGTGACACCGTCAAAGATATAGTTACTGTAGAGGCTGTAAGCAGTTGTGCGCTCTGCATGACCTAAGCCAGCGAATGCTTCTGCTGAGGTTACACCGTCAAAGATGTAGTTGCTATAGAGACTGTAAGCGGTTGTGCGCTTTACGTGACCGCCATCTAGTGCCTTAGATGTTGTAAGGCCCTTGTATTCACTCGGGCGGAATCTCATCCCACCAAATGTAGTAGTTCCATCTGCAAATGTTCCAGCTAATGGAGTGGTCCCTGCATAAAGAGTAGAACCATTAAAAAGCTGAGAAAGAAGAACGTTACCTGGATGGTGGCCAGTTCCTGGGGTATGGTTGTTATCTGGAGCTCCGTCTAATACATGACTACCGCCCTTAAGAGGGTAGTAGGAGTATGTGCCGACGACGCCCTTTGGGCCGATCATATCAGCAGTTGTGCGCCCCTTCAGTACTGGTCTTGGACCAACGTAGTAAGTTGCCATTTTATAGTCTCCTTAAAAGAATAATGTGCTATTTATAGTAAAATGAAATAGCTACTTATTAACTATTAAAATTAGCTATAATTGATTATTAGATCAGATAGGACTGGAGCTGTTCCATCTCCAAGCTGATTTAGGGTTACTTCTATCCAAACTGAAGATGAACCAGAAACCTCATCAAGTGTATAAACACCGCTGTCCTTGTAGATGACCCTATAGCTGAAAGCAGTAGATATTAATTCCTCAGGAACATTATACATTTTAGGTATGACCTCGTCTACTGAATAGATCAATGTTCCTTCTGGGGCGGTAAACTTGATTATTGTTCTTCCAGTTTCCAGGAACCTTTGTGATCTTACATCCAGGTCAGACAAACCATATGTATATACATATTTACCATTTTCTACAATATAATTTCTCTGCCTCATATTTATCCTAATTGCAGTAATTTTTATTGGAGGGAAATAGAACCCCATTGGCCCAGAGTTAAGCACAATATCTGAACCGACCGTTGACCATCCACCTGGAGGGACTCTACCTATCGCATCAGATTCGCTATCATACAATCTGTTAAAGTTCAAAGGAGTCCATCCATCAGACTCTTCTAAAGATGGCTCTATCTTTGTTGTGTATTCAATAGAAAGGATGTCCACTCCAAATAACGGGTATGGAGATAGAGACAAGTAGTTTGATGTGTCAGACCCAGAATAGGCATTGGGGATCTTGTAGTAGGCAAACATTTGAGCGCCAGATCCCAAAGCTGAGTTGGCTATAACATTTCTTTTCCAAAATTTATCAGACCTATCTAATAGTGCATGAAACATTGGGCTAGTGTCCACTAGTGCGCCAGGTGTGTCAACGCTAACAAAGTCATTTTTCATTTTTGTTTCTAGAAAATCTGGAATTGTTTGTTCCCCTAAACCGCTAAAGAACTTAAGCTTAGAATAAGAAGAACCATCAACTTTAGGTAGCGTAATCAAATTATATACATGATCAAAACTCAGTGCTTCGGAACTGGAGAGTGCAAACTGTGAGTCACTCACAAAACCAGCTACGTCTATTTGAGAATAGCTATATATGGAGAGCTTCTTATAGGCTGAATCAGCATTGTATTCAATCGCCTTTACCCTATCTTCTAAATCTGCTATAGCTCTAGAAATAAATAAATGATCTTTTAATACTCTTTCAAAAGCCTGACTTAACTTTTGATCTAAAACACCAGATCTATTATAGAGGTGGACTAAGTCTTGATAGTTCTGTTCTGCCCTCATGTTAAAGTCAGCACTATCTACAGGACCGTTGTACTGTATTGTTTTATTTTCGGTGTTTAAGTAATCTGACATTTTAGTTGATTATCCAGTCTGTTTTTCTAATTTATTAATTTTATAAAATAATCTTGACAAACTTCCGCCAATTGTATCCGTAGTCTCTAGGTAGTCTATTGTATCACTTGCACTGTAGTCGTAGAGTGAAACTGAGTCAGCGGATAGGTCGTAGACCCTACCGTAGTATTGTTCACCAGTTATTGCATCTGAAACGGTTCTAATTTCATGGGTTTCATCTTTTTCCGCTCCTGAAAAAATCTTTACCTTATCAAATATAGCAGTGTCGAGAAGTTCTAATTCTAGATACAATCTGTTTATATCCATATAAACTTTTTGATTAAAGAGATTTTCCTGGCCACTCTTTCTTGGAGATCTATAAAATGATCTAAACCTCTTGACTAGTGGTTCTCTAATTATTTTTTTACTACTTGGATCTAGGTAACTTATCGGCATTATACATCTCCTACTTTAGATATAGTAAACTTTAATATTCACTTGTTGTTGAATTATTATCCGATAATCCATTTGCTGATATATCAGAATAATTTTCCGAATTCTTAAACTTTAATTTAAAATAATCAATAGTTGGAGACGACAATGGGTTTCTACCTCTAGCTATGTCGGCTCTAAATCTTATCGCAGTTACTGGATCTGGATTGTTTGAGTAATAAAATAGTCTTGAATTATTGCCAATGTTGTCCCTACATAGAACTTCTTTGTTGCCAAAAAAATTTTCGATAGTGAATACCTTGTCGTATGTTGATCTATTTACTTTGAACTCTATTGGATCTACGTAACCATAATACTGACTATAGACTAAACCATAATCTAATAATGATTTAGAATCCATTAAGCTGATTGAACCGTTTGCACTATCCTTTATATCTATAGCTACCTTAATGGTATTGATTCCGGCTTTAAAATTCCATTCTATTAACTCTGAGGTTACCCCAGAAGGAACACTTGATGGTCTTCCGTTTAGATAAACTGCAACATCCCAACTCTTTGAAACGCTATCGTTCTTAACTAGCAAGTGTCTAATAGTAATGTCATTAGCACAGAATATTTTAGTCTCCAATAAAACGCTAATTGATTTTAAGTTTGGACCAGAAAAAAATATAGAATTATTAGATACTTCATAAGATGGTATGGAGAATATTTGTCTAACACTTGATTTTCCAGATAAGATATTCCCCCAAGTAGCTAACGAATCATTTTCATTATAAATACTATTTTTATAATTTATATAATTACCAGAGACTGAATTTATACCGCCTAGAAGATAGGAACTAACTGGGTTATCCAATTGATCAAGCTTTGCTATTCTATATATTGTTTGATTTGGATATAAATCAACTGTTGGATTTTGTTCATTTAAGTTCTTAGAAGTATTTTTTGAAACTAATGGTATTTTCTTTAAAGAATTTGTAGAATTTTCTACACCATCTAATATTTTTTTTGATTTTAAAGAAGAGCCAGAAAAATTAACTGTTGTAGAAAAAGAGTTCTTAGCATTTTGTTCTGGAGAAATTGGAGTCCAGGAAAAATCAGATATCGATTGAGCAGCGTCGTTATCTTCTGCTACAAAATAGTTAACAGAACCATCTTGTGAATTTTCTCCAACATCTACCGATACAGCATCTATTACCAAGTTGCTATTATCATTTGAGTTTAATGATATAGGAGAAGATACAAACGACGCCGACTTATCATAGTATTGCCCACTGATAGCTATGTCCCTAATACCGTATCTATATCCATATCTATTAGCTCTATTATCCTCTATGACGTCTGGTTCTGTTTTAACAAAGAATATGTCTATTGAACCAACGTTACCTGGATCAAAACTAAAGGAAAACCTATCATAATCTTTAGTAGATTTTTTGTTCATTACCTCTGATGGCTTATTGGCATCGGTGTAGTTTATTTTTACATAGATATCAGTTGGGGAAATAGTATTTAGTCTTCCCTCTATCTTCGATAAAATAACATTTCTAGCTATTGGTAAATTAATTGAAAAGCTAACTAAACCTATAGTGTCAAAGTAGAATATGTTTTGCCATTCGGTATTTTCCAAACCATCAAAAACAGATCCAAAAAAAGAATCGTCAGAAAACTTCTTATTTAAATCTATTTGCGTCTTATTAAAACTCAAAGAATATGTTGGTGCGCTTGCCACAATTGAGCTAGTGGAAAGTAAATCAAAAACTGAAGACTTCAACGTTGGCAGTGAAACTTTACCGTTAACCGTATCGACAAAAGCTGAAGTATAATTTAAATCAGATCCATTCGTTGAGGCAAAGTTGTCTGAGTATGCTGCGTAGTATCCTTCTGAGTTTTGATTAGCAAAGATTAGGTCATCTACTTTATTCTCCAAGATCATTCTTTTAGACTTTAAGTTATTTAATCTTTTATTCAAGGCTGTTGCTACAGTCATTAAATCATCAGAATTTTCAAATATAGAATCATATAAAACTTCTATATTAAAAAGAGTATGTAGCATTTTTTGATTAAAGACTTCAACTTGACCGAATGCCATCTGTCTAAATAGTTGAGCGTTTATATCTAGTGGTTCCCCTGGCTGATACTTGGAAAAGTACTTAGAAAAGAACTCTAATATCTCCTGCTCGTTAGGCTTGTTGCCGCCAGCGTAGAGACTCTTGTATAGGGTGCTTAAGAATTTTTCCTTTTGTATATTACTTATCGTCATAATTGCTCAACTCTTCCGGCTATTTGATATGAGTAAATAACAGGTGTAGTGTTTTCATATCTTGGTTTTTCTATATCAATTTTTATCCTGATTGATTTTGTATCAGATGGTATATCTGGAGAGTTAAAATATGAAACTCCCTTTACTTGACCAAAGCTTGCCACATTTTCATTAAATGATAATATTTCAGGAATGCCATTAAACGGATCTTCTATTGGAGAAATTTTTATCCAATTTTTTCCATCATCTATTGATATGTAATATTTGACATAGCTTAGATTTGAGTTTCCACCCTGAAGACTAAATATTGTATCTGAAGATATGGTTAGATTTTTTACATTGTATCCAAAAACAAACGGCTTAGATATTAATTGAGCCCTTTGTGCATATACGCTATAGTTAACATCTATAGACCTAAGTCCTATCGTGAATCTTTTAGCTGGATAAATTTCAAAATTTCTTTGAAGCATAACGGACGATGTCATATACTTAGGTCCTAAATCTGACTTAATTGTTTCTACTGCTAAATTTTGAAAGTTAGAACCAGACCATTCTCCACTTGTTATTTTTGCTTGTATGTATTTTTTTGCCGTTTCAGCACCAATCAAACTTTCGTATTGAAAGGATAAATTGATATCAGATACAGCTGCTACTTCCTGCTGTTTAGCCAAAGACTGATAAGCTGTTGCTGGGTTTACGTAATAATATTTTTGTAAAGATGGAGTTGCAGAAGAATCTAATCTTTTAAAAGTCACAACATATCTCTCTACTTTTAGTGCTTCTTTATACGTGATGTTAATTCTTTTTGTTGCAAGACTAGATTGATCTTTTGAAAGATTAGGACGTAGAATGTTTGGAACTAAATCTAGATAATTAAATTGGACATCCTGAAAACCAATAGCATTAAATCCAGCTGGATCAAATCTACTATTGGTGTTTAATGGAGCAAGAGATCCAGTATTCAAAAATGGCTTCCAATACATGTGCTGCATTGTTATATCGGAGTAATCTGATTGCTCTAAGTTGACAATAATTTCCGATGTAACTATTTCATCAAAATAAACTACAGCTTTATTATAATAGTAATTTTTTTTAGATTCAATATTTTGAGGGATGAAATTAGAACCTATATAAACTGGAGAATCTAAAAGTTGAACAGTTTGATTTGTTAGTTTGGAAACTGCAGTTATAGAAGAAACTTTTAATTCAGAATACGGCGATCCGACTTTGTCCAAAGTAAGGAACTATAGATATAGAATTTGTTTTTCTTGAAGAATCTGATCTTAATTTTAAAGTTAGCTTAAGCGGTTGTCTAAGAATTTTTTCTGACCAATTTTTATAAATGGTATCTGTTTTTTCTCCATTTGTTGAGGCTTTAGATGAATATGTAAATTCAAAATCCTTTGCTCCATTTTTATTTTTGAGTATTGGATCTATGTATATTCCCTCATATTCAAAATATGTTAAGGGGTTAGAATCGGTTACATTCTGCAGCAGCCCGACGGAGTTATTGTCTTGAAACATATAACGGTAGTTTGAATCTATGTTTTCTTTTGCATACACCATATGATTATTCCCGATAAACCCATTAGATTGTGTTTCATCAATTGAAATTGATCTAACGTTCCATGAATTTATATCAACAACTGGAAGTGATGCGTTCCCATTTCTAACGGATGCAATAAGGTTTTTAGGTATTCTTTCTACATCTATAAAATCCATGTTTTCAAATGAGTCGCCAAAGTAATATAGATCTTCGCTGGGTGCTTCTGAATAAGCTTGGAGTATTCTTACCTTTGATTTAATTCTATTAGCAAATTGATTTTCTTTTTCTATTTCAGAATTAAATAAGTTATATAAAGACACTAGCTGTGCGCTCTGGTAGTCAAGCTGCTTAGCCACTATGTTTAAATCATCTGCAACTCCAGAAATAAATATATTAAACTTTTCAGAAGATGGTGGTTCACCTTTGATGACTTGATTATATTTTGCTATTGGATCAGTAGAGTATTTGTTTATCTCAGTTATGAGTATATGAAACTCTTCTGACATATCCTCATATGAACTAACTGTATTTTGAGAATATTTTCTTAAAAAGGTTTGTACCTTCTTGATAAGTTGATCATAGAATACTGTATTTGTAGATAGTTGAGCCATTTTATCCCAATCTTAAAAGATTATTTGCCATATGGTCAGAATTTTTTGTCTTAAATTTAAGTATAACATTATCTACTGACCCAGATGAAAAATAGTTATTAAAATTATTTCTTATAATTAGCCTAAATCTTACCTGACTATTTAAGTATTCATATATAACATTAAAAGGTTGAGTAATAGCTTTATTGAAGATGATATTCTTTCCATTGTGAAAGAATAAAACTTCCTGAGTATCATAAAATTCACCCTTTTCAAAACTACCTAATTTATAGTTAGTAAGATTAGTGGCATACGAACCATCAGAAAACTTTACAAGCACCGGGGCATAACCGGTGTACTCTACCGTATTAATAGTACCACCTCTTTGACTGTAAGAAGCCTTTTTTAGCTTATCATAGTTTATGTATGGTTGATTGACTAATTTGACACCATTGTTTGATGTGGTTCTTTCGAAGAACTCACCATTTTTATCATTGGAGTAAACCGATAGGGTTTTATCACCAGCCAAAAGTGTAGATATGTCTATGTAATTTTGGGTGAAGTTAATGTTGTCTGCCATATAACTAGCGGCGTAATTATTCTTTGGATCAAAAGAGTTTATATAAATTGATCTATTAAACTTATTTACAGTATATTGACTTTCTGGAATTAATTTTTGATTTGAGTATATTTTTATAGACGTATCAATTGGAAAAAATCTTAAAAATGCTGTTTTACTTATTGAATCAAAAAATAAAAATTCAGACTTAACATCATTGCTGTCATAAGAAATGATTGGTATCCAGTCATTTTCTAAAGTTGGATTTTCTTTTACTGAAATTGACAATTCATATGAGTTTGCTTCTTTAAGATCAAAATCTGGGAGTGCCTTACTCTCATCAACTTTCTCTAGATTTAGTTTAGCCTTAACAGCTAAAGGATTCCCATCTATCGGAATTCTGCAGCTGATGAAACAGCCTTTATTAGACGAAAGTGAGTTTGTTGCATTTGAGATTTGCCTTGTCTTACCAAACTGTACTCCCTTTAATGAAAAAGAATACATATAATTATCTATATTTTGATTTTTGTTTCTTAATATATTTGTAGAATGGATGTTTGATCCTGACATAATGGCATCTTCTGAAAAGCTTACTAGATTTTTATCTAATGAATTTGAATTCTTACTTAGAATATTTGGAGAATTTCCGATCTTACCAAGAAACCCACCTCTACTATTTAATCTATTATCTACAAATAATGAATCATCAAATAACTTAAATCTGTCACCTAATGTTTGTGACACTATATTTTTTACCATTATAGAAAGATGACTACTAGACGACAAGCGATCTTCCTGATCTAAGGATATTAAATTATTTTTTTCATTTAGAAATGGTTGCGATCCGACTTTGCCAACTGGATACTTATATGTATAGTAATCGGTGTACGCATACGAATTTTTCTTTGCCTCATCTATTGAATTGAATTTTCTAAAATATTCTAGGACTATGTCTTGAAGTTTGCTGTGATTATTTTTCTTACTTTTCCTTATGCCGTTTAGCAATTCTTGTATTAACCTTGAGGATACTTCATCTGAAGTTGGCGAAATGCTATTTTTCTTATATGTGCTTTGGTTAAATATCAACGTTATACTCTTTACCTTATCCAGGGGAAAGTTAATATCTAATACGGAACTTATCTTTACTGGGGATAAAAGAATTTTTCTTTTTTGGTAACCAGAACTAGGAACATTAGAATTACTTGAGTAGATTCTTTCTGCTATGTTTGCTGATTCTATAACCACTTGCATCAGCTGTAGCCCATCATATTCATTGGGGTTTATTCTGATTAAATCCATTTCAATTTCTTTTATAAAGTTTATTGTCATTACTGTCTTAGCGCCAACTATATAGGAATAGTCATAATCTATATTATTGGAAAATGATGGTGGGATAGAAGTTAATATTGCCGGTGATTGGACTGAGATGTTCCATACATTCGACTGCTTCTCGTTAAATAAAACTTCATAATCAGTTATGGAAGAAATATATTGGTTATAGTTTGTTTCATAATCTACTGATTTTACAAAACCTATAGTGTTAATAAAATCAATACCATTACCAATTTTAAATTTTGAAACAATTGGATCAACAAAGCCATTTCCACTTTCATCAAAATCCGGTCCACCTCTATCTACAAATGGAACTGGAGAAACGTCATATGTATTTGATTTTAAGAAATCATTAAAATTTTCTATATAAGAATCATTATAAAGATCATCTTTTCCTGAGATGAAATCATAGTTATCTATATAATTTTCTAAAAGAGAAATATTTTTTTCTATTTTAGCTACTTGAGACGACATGACTTCAACCATTGAGTTTAAAGATACACTGATTGAATTAGATGCGGAAAAGTATCTATCGAATCTTATTTGCACATCTCTAAAAATATCAACAAAGAATTCAGATTCTATAATTGCCCTAGACCTCATTAGGGTTGGGGCAAAATCGGCTCCAGCAGAAAAATTGGAAAGACTTTTTACTAATTCCGATACCTGTGCCTTATCAGCTTTAATACTTTTGATTAAAGAGCCAACACTTTGCTGTGAATTATCAGAAAATGTTTTGATTATACTAGGAAGAAAATTAATCATTATAATACACCCCAATCATTTCCTTCCATGTCTTGAATCTTATATGCCACACCGGCGGTTATGTTCTTACTTATTATACCGTACAACTCTGCTTCACTAGTAAAATTATCCAATACTTCTTTTGGCAGTTTGATTATAATGAACCCGCCCTTAGAATATGCTTGTTGATCCGGTGGATAAACATCCCAAAATGACGATGCTTCTTTAACCTCTTTAAAGACCTTGTTTATATCGAGTGATCCATAAGATTGTACATCTATAGTCTTACCCATAGTAGCCTTTAATCCTCCACCTTTTAATCTTAAATCTTCAATAGCTAAATCTTTAATATCTACAGAATTTAACACATGGACTAACCCTATTTGGAGAGAAAATGGATCATAGTTAACACTATTGTATGGGTCAAAAATAGAAGTATTATAAGTAAAATCTATTGGAGAATCATATAAGTAGTCACTAACATAATCCCAGACATACCCATCCTGGCTAGAGCTTCTAACTTCTATCCTTATAGGTTTGATGTATACATGTAGAGGCTTTTCTGTTTCTACTGCATCCTTATTAAGGAATGGATTTAATGGAATAACTCTGCCGTTAATTTGCTTGAGCGGAATACCATTTGATTTGGCAGTGTAATTTACTCTTATTAGATCTGAGTCGCTAGTTATAGGTGTGATGAAATCTACTATTCCAGTCTGGCAATTAATATTTCTTATAAGGCTTGAATCTACTGGCATCCATGGTGAGTCAACTGATTCTCTTGTTTCAAAATCAACCCAGTTAACTACTGATCCACATTCCATCTGCGAAGGTTCCACAAAGGTGGCTATAGGAACTTGCATTAACTGATATCTCTTAGATGATAAAACTATTGGTGTTTCGTTAATTATTGTAATATATGGTTTACCAGCAATCTGAGACCAGATTACGTTACTCATATTTAAAGTTGAATACGTAGCTCTTAGCACTTTGCCTGTGTATTTCTCAGCCCAAGAAGTCCAACCATAAGCCGGGTCTATGTATATATCTTTTGTAAAAGATCCAGATGTTATATACAATGGCCACTGTTGAAACTTTGAAAGGTTTGGTGGAATAGATGATATTCCTATTCTTGACGATGGGACATATTCAACATTGTACATAGGGCATGCCATCTTTACGGGTATAGAAGAAGGTATTATCTTACCAGAAGTTTTTGGTCCAAAGAAATCTACTCCGTTTCCAAGATTGCCATCTGCATCTACAGCCAGTGCAGCAACATATACATTTTCTGGACCTCTTGAAATATAGTCTACGTAATAAAGATTCGTACCTAGAAATTCTTTTTTCTTATTATCATAGAACCCATAAAGAAAACCACCATCATCTCTAACGTTATTTGTTAATATAAAAGATCCATAATCTGTATTAAATTCTTTATCAGTAGCAATAGTATTGACAAAGGACTGAAGATTTATACCATATGGTTTACCAACTTTATCTGGATCTAAACTTGGTTGAGTTAAAATTACTAAGCCATCTAAAACAGAGATTGATTTTTTTGCAGATTTTATTATTGAACCATCTGTTTTCATTAACCAATAATTATCTAAAAGTTTCTCAGCGCTTTTGATTACGTTAGAATTTTCATATATAAGAGATGAAGTCTCAAAAACTAATCTATTTGAAGAAATGCTTAAATTTAAATCTGAACTACTTACTGGGTTTCCAGTTGCTGAAATAACATTAGTAGCAGCAAAGGTGTTTGGGTTTATTGATACGGTTTTTGCTTGAGTTAAGTTTATTGATATAGATTCATCTTTATACTGAGGTTCTAAATTAGAATCTGAGTAAGGTGTATATGGTGGACTATAGGAAGTGCTACTAAAGTCAATTGTGGTATTTGATAGATTTAAAGTTTTTTCCCCAGACCATGTAGGGTATGTTATTGATACTGGTGTTGTTGCATATTTAGTGGATTTAACTCCATTCAGATCTATAACTTCAGCTTTATTTGGAGATATACCGGTAACTGATCCAGCTACATTAAAACTTATTTCTACTGGGGCCGTATTGGTCTCTAATCTATAACCACTTTCAACTATTTTTTCAGCATTGAATTTATCTATTGTCCAGCTAATATCAAATTCTACTTTAGCTAAAGAGTATCCCTCGGCAAAAGTTCCATATTTTCCCCCCAGTGAACCACCATTAAACTGAAAAGCAAAGAACATACACTCTGCCATTGGCTTGTTAACTTCAATCGTAAACTTTTCAGTTGTATACTCTGCAGCGCCTTTAATCACCTGTGCGCCAGCCATGTCTATTCCGGAGTAAACTACCGCCTGCTTAAGAGCTATTCCCTTATAGCTCGATGCACCCGCAAATGTTCCGGGGGTATATAGTTACAGATTTAAGAACTTGATTTTTTAAATCCTGTTGCGTTATTCCGTCAAATGGAATTTGATTAAATGGAACTGCCAAAAATATTGAATCTACTAGTTTTTTAGGACCAGATTGACCAGTAAAGGTTATCTTTCTATAATTCCAATCTCTATTAGGGAGATCATGTAATTCTATTGCATCTGCAGCTGCTACAACATACTTAACAACTGTTGGATTATTTGTTTCTAATCTAGCTATTATTGAACTATAGCGAGTTGGATCAGAGTTCTTTATGGATTTCCAAACGTGAATTGCAATTAATGACTTAGTTTCGCTATCAACTTTTCCATTTTCAAACCTAGCGTTAACTGATATCTGAAAAGCTTTTACTGCATTAAATGTATTTACTTCAAATTTTCCACTTAATTCTGGAAGTTTTCCGGCAACTAATATTCCAGCTTCCCTCATACTTATCTGTATATATTTGATATATTCAGTAAGCATTTTATCGCTGGAGGCAGATGTCGCAGAATATACGACTGCACGCTCCATTCTATCTGCGGTGCCACCTCTGTACCCCGCAGGCACAACCCCGACCAGTCCACCAGAAGTTGTTGTGCCTATGCCATAAGCTCCAATAACATTACCCTGTTGTATGTCCCCTGTATATAAAAAGTTATTAACTGGATCGTTACTATTTATTCCCTTCTTATAGGCATCTATTCTATCTGCCCCAGAGAATGCTCCGTCAGTTTCAAAAGTGTTAGTAATAGCAACGTCGTCTGCCAACCTACGAGAACCAGGTAAATGAACGTCTTCATACCTTGCTTGTCTTGATAATGTTGCTGTATATTTTGCGGTCATAACTGCTGACCAATTTGCGCTAAAGCTTAACGTTGACTCACTTGACTGATTATATGAATTAAAAATAGAAAAATTAAACGTATAATTTTTATAACTATTAGATGAAGATATCGAACTAGAAAGTTGATCGTTTATTTCTTTGGTTGATGATCTATACAATCTCTCTCTTATAACATGAGGACCAAATCCACCAGGTATAGTGAATTGAGCTGACGGAGAATCTGTATAAGCGTAGATCGATCCAGTTGTACTATCGTTATCTACTCTAAATAGATTATAAGAAGTTGGTATCTCTGTACCACTCTGTACAACGGCTAGGTAAATACGATCTCCACCTTTTATCGGAGTAGCGTTTGCAATTTCTACGTCGTTGTTTGTTACTTCTATATAAAATTCTAAATTGCTAGAATCAATTTCTTGGAGAGAGATGCTGTGTTGATCAGCTAAAAAGTCATAAATAGATTTTTTATAGAACTCTAATACTGAAGAATTACTAGGAATTAAATTCCTTGCATATTTTGAAGTTCCAACAGCATTTTCATTGTCTACTTTAATAAGAGAATATATTTCTTTCTTCTCGTCTTCCAATAGGGCGTTTCCATTTAAGACATATGAAGATTGCCAATTTGATACTTGATAATACATCGATGATCTCAAGTCTTTTACTCTACTCGAGAACGCTCTACTCAACAATGCGACCGAACATGCATTGTATAATAGCTTCATTGGCCCTTCAATTGCTGCTACAGCGACAAACGTAGTTTGGGCCATGGTCATTGGACCATTATTACTCGTTGCTATATCAAAGATGGAAGATGGTTGATATATATCATTGCAATACTTAAGCATTGGTGTGGTTGTGGCCAGTAAGGTGCCTTTAGACAATGAATCAGTGGAGGGGGCGAACTCTAAACTAACGAATATGGGCTTACTTCTAGAATTATTTAATACAACATTATTAGTTGAAATATTCCCAGTAAATTCTTTTACTGTTTTTTTAGTTGTAAGATCAGAGAGATTGCTTCTTCCAAATATCGAATATACATCATAATTGATATTGTCTACGGTTAATCTTTCAAAAACACTTGAGTTAATTGGCCAGGCATTAGTTTTATTTTCATTAATAAAAATATTTTCTGAATTGTAAGTCCATGTATCTAGCGCATACTCTTGGGTGCTGACTGATAAAGCTGGATCTATTGTCTCTGCACCAGAAGAAAGCTTTGATAGATCCAAAACTAGTGTACCCTGAGTCTTCTCTAAGTATTTCTTTATCCTTAGACCTTGATCTATTGCTATAGGGGAACTAGGAGTCCAAGTTACTATATCATATAAAGACAGTTGATCATCAGTAACTGTGTCTATATTCAATAGCCAATACATTGCATGATACTTGCCGTAGATAGAGACTCTATCGGTAAATAGTGGGTTTGCGTATGTGTACTTAGAAGTATTAAACGGGGATTGCTGCAGTCTAAGGAAGACGTATGGGTTTGCTGCGCCAAAGTCATTAG